GTCAAAGGCATGAAGTGGGGCGTTCGGCGCTATCAGAACGCCGATGGCACACTCACCTCCAAAGGCAAGGCCCGTCAGGCCAAACAGACCAAGAAGGCCCAGAAGAAATGGGACAAGAACGCCCGCAAGAATTGGGTCAAAAGTTATAACAAAGCAGTCGATTATTCCAATAACAATTTCATCGACAAACTCAACGAGAAGTACAAAGATTACGACTTCTCGGATCCAACCGATAAGAAGATCCAGAAGGTCTATAAGCGCTATGTCGAGGAGTACGTAAATGGCTTCAACAGCATTCTCGAAAAGAGCTATCGCGAGGTTCTCGGCGATCGCCCGGACGATCCAAGAGCTATTCGATCTCTTCCGTTCTATAACGATGCCAATTCGTTGTATCAAGCATGGCTGAATGATTAGGAGATATTATGGCCGATGAACTTTATCATCATGGAGTCAAAGGCATGAAGTGGGGCGTTCGGCGCTATCAGAACGCCGATGGCACACTCACCTCCAAAGGCAAGGCCCGTCAGGCCAAACAGACCAAGAAGGCCCAGAAGAAATGGGACAAGAACGCCCGCAAGAATTGGGTCAAAAGTTATAACAAAGCAGTCGATTATTCCAATAACAATTTCATCGACAAACTCAACGAGAAGTACAAAGATTACGACTTCTCGGATCCAACCGATAAGAAGATCCAGAAGGTCTATAAGCGCTATGTCGAGGAGTACGTAAATGGCTTCAACAGCATTCTCGAAAAGAGCTATCGCGAGGTTCTCGGCGATCGCCCGGACGATCCAAGAGCTATTCGATCTCTTCCGTTCTATAACGATGCCAATTCGTTGTATCAAGCATGGCTGAATGATTAGGAGATATTATGGCCGATGAACTTTATCATCATGGAGTCAAAGGCATAAAGTGGGGCGTTCGACGGGCCCGAAAGAAGTATTCTAATAAGTCTCTTCGCCAGTATAATGCGAATCAGAGGAACGCCAAAAGTCTCAAAAGAGATCTTGATTCGAACTTTGATTCCTCGACCGGTCTGAAATTGGATCCCGAGACACGGAGCGCCTACAAACATGAGCACAACAGAGCTGTGGAAACCGGACGACAATGGCTTCAGACGAGGCAGGATATTTTAAACATGCCAGTGAATTCCACCACGGTTTCCGACATCAAGAACCGATATAATAAGACCCGTCGCGGAAACGTGTATTATCCTTTCGCGTGAACGACAAGGAGGAACCATGACCCTATCGAACACAGCCGTTCCGAAATACTACGGTCAGTTCCGTGACAGGGTCATGGCCGGAGAGATCCCGGTATGTCATGAGATCGAGATGGAGATGAACAGAATCGATGATCTCATCCGCAATCCCGGGATCTACTATGACACCGATAAAGTCGAAGGATGGGTATATTTCTGCGAGAAGGAACTCACCCTGACTGACGGATCTCCGGTTCATCTTCTCGATAGTTTCAAACTCTGGGGCGAGCAGATATTTGGTTGGTACTACTTCGTCGAACGATCGGTCTATATTCCGAATCCACATGGAGGTCCGGGTCGATACGAGAATCGTCGGATCTGCAAACGTCTGATCAACAAACTATATTTGATCGTGGCACGTGGCGCAGCCAAGACCATGTTCGCCGAATTCGTCCAGGCATATTTCCTCATCATGGACACGTCGACGACCTCGCAGATCGTCGTGGCTCCGACGATGAAGCAGGCTGAGGAAACCATGGCGCCGTTCCGAACCGCGATCATTCGATCACCCGGTCCGCTCATCAAGTTCCTATCCGAGGGATCGCTTCCCGGAAACGGACCGAAATCTGCTCAGGCCAAGCTCGCCTCGACCAAGAAAGGCATCGAGAATTTCCTCACAGGCTCGCTTCTTGAGGTCCGTCCTATGTCGATCGATAAGCTTCAGGGTCTTCGTCCAAAGGTATCTACCGTTGACGAATGGCTGTCCGGCGATATTCGTGAGGATGTCATCGGCGCCATCGAACAGGGCGCGTCAAAACTCGACGACTATCTCATCGTGGCGACCTCGTCCGAGGGCACCGTCCGAAACTCAGTAGGCGATACCATCAAGATGGAGTTGACGGACATTCTCAAAGGAGAATACGTCAATCCTCATGTCGCCATATTCTATTATCGGCTTGACGATACCAAGGAAGTTGCCAATCCGGATATGTGGGTCAAGGCAAATCCTAATCTTGGACAAACGGTTACCTATGAGACCTATCAGCTTGACGTCGAACGTGCAGAGAAGGCCCCGGCCACACGTAATGATATTCTCGCCAAACGTTTCGGTATTCCGATGGAGGGTTACACCTACTTCTTCACCTATGAGGAGACTCTTCCACATCGGAAGAAGGATTTTTGGGGGATGCCGTGCGCCCTTGGCGCCGATCTGTCGCAGGGAGACGACTTCTGCTCGTTCACGTTCCTCTTCCCATTACCAGATGAGACCTTCGGCGTCAAGACGAGGAACTATATTTCATCATATACCATGCAGCATCTTCCTTCGGCGGCTCGTCAGAAGTACGAGGATTTCCTGAATGAGGGATCATTGTTCGTCATGGATGGCACAGTGCTCGATATGGTGCAGGTGTATGAGGATCTCGACAAGTACATCACCGAGTCGGAGTATGATGTCCGTTGCCTCGGTTACGATCCCTATAACGCCAAGGACTTCGTGGCTCGATACACCATGGACTATGGAGAGTTCGGCATCGAGAAAGTGATTCAGGGTGCCAAGACCGAATCCGTTCCGTTGGGCGAATTGAAGAAGCTGGCCGAGGATCGTCGTCTGCTCTTCGACGAGGAACTCATGTCGTTCACCATGGGCAACTGCATCGTCCTTCAGGACACGAACAACAACAAGAAGCTGTATAAGGCCAAGCGCGAGGACAAGATCGACGCCGTGGCGGCCATGATGGACGCCTTTGTCGCCTACAAGAACGACCGTGACCTCTTTGACTGATTGGAGATTCAAAATGGTGGATTTTTCCGATAAGCAACGGGCAATGCTGGCCAAACGAGGTCTTGCGATGCCCGACGGCGGCTATCCCATCAGGAATCGCAAGGATCTTCGCAACGCCATTCAGGCCTATGGTCGCGGCAATAGCAAGGACAATGTTCAACGGTGGATCAAGAGGCGTGCCAAGCAACTTGACGCCGAGGACATGCTTCCAGAAAATTGGAGAACTTTGATGAACCATAGTGAAGAACTTTATCACTTCGGCGTTAAAGGCATGAAGTGGGGCGTTCGTAAAAAGCGTGACAAACCGAGCAAAGCCGAACTTAATAAACAGAACGCTAGATATGGTTCTAGGCAAAGAATAGTAGATCGAGCCAGTTACGGCAAGAAAGGCGTTGAGCGCATCAATCGCCGTATGAATAAAGGCCAATCCCATTTTCGGGCATCTACGACTGAGATGATCCAAAGGGCCACAAAGCAAACAGTTGCGTCTTTGGCTGTGGGTGGTTTAGCGATTGCATCAACTAGAGAAGGTCAAGCCTTTATGAAAGCAAGTGTTGGAGCTCTTAAGAATGCAATCGGGCATAGCGCCCCCATATATAAATTATCTTAGGAGACGATATGGAAAAGGATATTCATGGGCTTCTCCGGCTAACGAGGCTTTGAAAGCGATTGGCAATAAGATCATTATCGATAGTGTGACAACAATGTAGGAGTAATCATGACCGATGAATTGTGGCATTATGGCGTTAAAGGCATGAAGTGGGGCGTTCGACGAGCCGAGCGTAAGACTCGCAAACAGGCCCGTAAAGACGCCCAGGAGACCGCTCAATCCAAGATGTATTACGGCGAAGGAGCCGGCGTTCGCCGACGCAACATCAATGCCGTGGTCAGGCAGCGTTCAAAGGATCCGACCTACAAGAAGGCCTTTGACGAAGAGTACTCCAAACAGGATATGGGCAAGGCTCGCCGTGATGCTGAACGACAGCGTAAGACCACAGATCGTGTCGAACCGATTAAGACCGGAGTCGGCCGTGGTGTGAAGAAAACGGTTCGAGCAGTAGGTGCAGCGATCACATTCACTGCAACGACAGCTGCCGCGACGGCAACGGCATACTATATTTCCCATCCGGATGAAGCCAAGCGAATGGTTAACGCCATTGCCAAGAAGGCATCCAGTACGGTAAATAGGGCCCGTAACGTAGCCCGTGGCGTCCAGTTCCTTCGAAAGATGGGCCTGTGACGCGATCCTATCACGAGCTCATCCGATATTCGGATTTTCTCGACCGGTTCCATTACCTGCAATGTCACGGATCCGTCGGGGGACCGACATTCGGTTCCGAACGTTGGATGAACCAGCGGTTCTATCGATCGTCCGAATGGAAACACGTTCGTGATTTGGTGATCGCTCGGGACAACGGTTTCGATCTCGGGTGCCCCGATCATCCCATCGCCGGGAAGATCATGATCCATCACATCGAGCCGTTGACTCCGGATTTCATCGAACATGGTGACGATCTGCTGCTCGATCCGGACAATCTTATCAGTTGTTCGTTGGCGACACACAACGACCTGCACTTCGGAACCGACGAACGAGCTCGCCCATGGGTCGAACGGAAACCCAATGACACCTGTCCATGGAGGTAACTTCAAAATGATGGAATTTTATCGGATTGGAGGACCGTGATGGATGAAAGCATTCTCAAATCGGTCAAGAAGGTACTCGGGCTTGATCCCGAATCATCCGATTTCGATGAGGATCTTGTCATATTCATCAATTCGGCGTTCTTCAATCTCAGACAATTGGGAGTTGGTCCCTCGGAGGGATATTCGATCACCGGAATCGAAGACACGTGGAGCGAATTCACTGATGACGATCAACTTCTTACTGGCGTAAAGCCATATATTCAGCAAAAGGTTCGTCTTCAGTTCGATCCGCCGACCAATTCGTTCCTTGAGCAATCGATCCGGAAGAACATCGAGGAGTATGAATGGCGTCTCAACATCCAAGGGGAAGGAGGTTTCAATGAATGAGCTCTATCACTTCGGCGTCAAAGGCATGAAATGGGGCGTCCGCAAGGACCGTAAACGATCCATAAGTTCCAAGCGTTCGCGATCGGACAGCAAGGATTACACGGAAAGCCGAGACCTTCTCAAGAAGTCCCCGAACAAGTTGTCCAACGCCGAATTGAGAAAGATCAACGAACGACTCAATCTCGAACAGCAGTATTCTAATCTGACGACAAGTCAGAAGCAGAAAGGCAACCGGTTCATCGACAAGGTCGGTAACCAGATGAAGAAGACCGCGGCCAACGAGGTGTCGAAGCAATTGATGAATGCGGGGAAGATCATCCTCGGAATCGGAATTGCCTATGCGGCCAGCAGGGCCCGAGGAAACGGACAGTCATATTCATTCGACTTCGCTCGCAGGCAGATCGGTCGGTGATGCCTAATGAATGTCGTTACCGATGCATTGGCGCACGCATGGAATGCGTTCGTCAACCCATCATCCAACTTCCGTCCGTCCGTCGGATATTCCTCGGCGCGTCGTCCGGATACGCGGGTCTTCACCCGAGGCATCGACCGATCGATCATATCCTCGCTGTACAACCGCATCGCCATCGATGTGAGCGCCATCGAGATTCGGCATTGCCGTATCGACAAGATGACGCAGCAATATCTGGAGACGATCGACGACGGGCTTAATCAGTGTCTGAACATCGAGGCCAACATCGACCAATCCGGTCGTGACTTTATCATGGACGTCGTGATGACGATGTGCGATGACGGGGCCGCGGCTATGGTGCCGATCGATACCACGGTCGACCCGATGAATTCGAATTCGTTCGATATTCAGACCATGCGCGTCGGTCGTGTGGTCGAGTGGTATCCGAGGGCCGTGAAACTGTCGGTATACAATGACGCTCCGAATGCCGGACAGCGTGAGGAGATCATCATGCCGAAGCGCAAGGTGGCGATCGTCCAGAACCCGCTCTATCAGGTGATGAACGAGCCGAACTCCACCTTACAGCGTCTGATCCGTAAGCTCAATCAGCTTGATGCCATCGACGACAAGGCCGCCTCGGGCAAACTCGATCTCATCATCCAGTTTCCCTACCAGATCCGGACCGAGGAAAAGAAGCGTCAGGCCGAAATCAGGCGACAGCAGCTTGAGGATCAGCTCAAGGATTCGGCATACGGCGTTACATACATTGACGGCTCCGAGAAGGTCACCCAGCTCAACCGAAGCCTCGACAACCATATGCTTCAGCAGATCCAGAATCTGACGACCCAGCTCTATGGTCAGTTAGGCCTTTCCGAGGCCGTGGTGAACGGCACCGCCTCTCAGGAGGAGATGCTCAATTATCATAACCGCACCTTGGAGCCGATGATCTCGGCCATCTGCGACGCGCTGAAGCGAACCTTTCTGACCAAAACCGCCCGAAGTCAAGGACAGAGCATCGAGTTCTTCCGAGATCCTTTCAGGTTGGTTCCGGTCACTGATCTGGCGAACATTGCCGCGGCATTCACGTCGAACGAGATCATGTCGTCGAACGAGTTCCGTTCGGTCCTTGGTTACGCCCGGTCCGAGGAGCCGCAGGCCAATCAGTTGCGCAACGCCAACATCAACCCGCTCGGTACCGACGTGACCGCGCAGCAGCCAGAATCCACAGAAGAACCAACCCAAGATTCAGTACAGCCGTCTATTCAGGATGTGCTGAACGCCCCAATGGAAGGAGACAGTCAAAATGGGGTATGATTTCAGTGGTTACGCCACTCGGAACAACATTCGTTGCTCCGATGGACGAACCATCATGAGGGACGCCTTCGCCGATCAGGACGGTCAGAAGGTCCCTCTGGTGTATCAGCACAACCATAGCGACATCGACAACGTACTCGGTCATGCCGTGCTGGAGAACCGTGAGGATGGCGTCTATTGCTATGGTACGTTTAACAGCACACCGATGGGTCGCGACGCCAAAGAACTCGTCAAGCACGGTGACATCACCGCACTGTCGATCTACGCGAACCATCTGACCGAACGCAACAAGAACGTCATGCACGGTAACATCCGCGAGGTGAGTCTAGTCCTTGCCGGCGCCAATCCCGGCGCCTACATCGACAATGTCACACTTCAGCATTCGGACGGAACTCAATATCTTCTGGATGACGAGGCCGTTATCTACTCCGGCGAGGAGATCGTGTTTGAGCATGGCGATGAGGAAAGCGAGGATGACATGCAGCATGCCGACGATCCCAAAACGTCGACCGCCAAGACCGAGGACGATTCGTCCGAGAAAGCGTCGGACAAAACGGTCCAGCAGGTCTGGGACACTTTTACCGACAAGCAGAAGGACGCTGTATATGCTCTTATCGGCGCGGCCATTGGTGGTGCCGAGGAGAGTGTTGCGCAGTCCGATATTTCGCACGCCGACGAGGAGTCCGGTGATTCCTCTGACTCCGGCGAGACCGTTCAGGACGTCTTCGATACGCTGAACGAGGAACAGAAGAATGTCGCCTATGCTCTGATCGGCCTCGCCGTGGAGCAGGGTGATTCCGACAGTGAGGACACTGACGGAGAGAATAACAATAGCGCCTCCCATTCGGAGGAAGAAGGAGATATTATGCATATGAACGCCTTCGAACAGGCCGGTGCCGAGGATGAAGCTCCGGTTCTGTCCCACGACGACATGAAGGAATTCCTTATCGAGGCCAAGGACTACGGCTCATTCCGTGATTATTCCGAGAAGTGGATGAAGCACACTGGTCAGACCTACGGCATCGAGAACATCGAGGTGCTCTTCCCGGATGCGCGTCAGGTTGGTGATGAGCCGTATCTGTACAAGCGTGATACTGACTGGGTCGACGTCGTGCTCAACGGCACCCGTCACACCCCGTTCGCCCGCATCAAGACCTCGTACGCGGATCTGACCGAGGACGAGGCCCGTGCGAAGGGCTTTACGCTTGACCGCAATAACAACAAGCGCAAGATGGACGAGGTGTTTAAGGTCTATAAGCGCGTCACCACCCCGCAGACGATCTACAAGAAGCAGCGTCTCGACCGCGACGACGAGATCGACATCACCGATTTCAACGTGGTCAACTTCCTGTGGAACGAGATGAAGGTCATGATCCGTGAGGAGATGGCCCGTGATATTCTCATCGGTGACGGCCGCGCCGCCTCCGCCGAGGATCACGTGAATACCGAGAACGTCCGTCCGATCGTCGGTGATGACGATCTGTATGTCATCTACAACGATGGTGCCAATCCGTCTGCTGATCCGACCGCGTTCGTCGATCGCGCCCGTAAGGCGAAGGTTGGTTACATGGGCTCCGGTATGCCGACCCTGTTCCTGTCCCCGAGTCTGCACGGCGAGCTGATGGTGCAGCGTGATAAGGTCGGCCGTCGTCTGTACGACACCGACGCCTCGCTGGCGGCCGCCATGGGTGTTTCCGCCATCGTCGAGGTCCCCGTGCTTGAAGGCTTCGAGATGACCGAGGAGAGCAAGGTTGTTGATGGTGTCATGGCGAATCTGCGCGACTACACCATCGGTACCGATCGCGGCGGCGAGCTGACCCAGTTCTCCGACTTCGACATCGACTACAACCAGCATAAGTACCTCATCGAGGCTCGTCTCTCCGGTGCGCTGACCATGCCGAAGTCCGCCGTTGTGCTGACCCACCCAAAAGCGTGAGCCCGTCGGGTCCGACGATCTTAGTCGAGCCTGTGGCGGGCACCGAGACCAAGAAGTGACGCGGCCATGACGAGGTTCTGCGGAAAGATAGGATATTCCCGTCAACAGGTGGAGACCTCGCCTGGCGTCTACGAGGATCGGATCAATGAGCGGACATATTATGGTGATGTGACGAGGAACACCCGTCGTCTTGAGGGTTCCGACTCTGTCAACATGGATATTCTCGCGAACAACACGATCTCGATCCTTGCCGACGCGTATGCCTATGACCATTTCTTCGATATGAAGTACGTATGGTGGATGGGGACCCGCTGGATCATCACCAATGTCGAGGTCCAGCGGCCCCGTCTCATCCTTACCCTTGGAGGCGTATACAACGATGGGGACGAGGCTGCAACTCCATGATATTCTGGTGGGGATCATGACCGATACCGATCCATCCTATGCAACCGGTCATGTATATTTTCAACCCCCGTCGAATATCCAGATGAAGTATCCGTGTATTGTGTATGAACGGGACACCGGCGATACGCAATTCGCGGATAACAATCCGTATATTTTCAAACTCCGGTATCAGATCACCGTGATCGATAGAAATCCGGATAGTCCGATACCGGCGAAGATCGCCGAGCTTCCGATGTGCACGATGGATCGGCATTTCGTAAGCGGCAATCTTCACCACGACGTGTTCAACTGCTATTTTTAAGGAGCTAGAATGGTAGCACTTACTTGGGATAATACCGGCAAGCACCAGTATGAGATGGGTACGGACCATGGCGTATTGTACCCGATGGAGACCGGTGGCACTTATGGCACCGGCGTGGCTTGGAACGGCCTGACCGCCGTCACCGAGTCCCCTGATGGCGCCGAGGCAAACGACATGTACGCCGACAACATCAAATACGCCTCGCTGCGTTCCGCCGAGACGTTCGGCGCGACGATCGAGGCCTATACCTTCCCGGACGAGTTCATTCCGTGTGATGGTGGCGCCGAAGTCACCGATGGCGTGGTCTTCGGTCAGCAGTCGCGATCCAAGTTCGGTTTCTCGTACCGCACCCAGATCGGCAACGACGTCAAGCAGGATGCCGGCTACAAGCTGCATCTGGTGTACGGTGCCACCGCCTCCCCGTCGGAGAAGTCGTATGAGACCATCAACGACTCCCCCGAGGGTATGACCTTCAGCTGGGAGATCGATACCGATCCAGTCTCCGTGGAAGGCCATCCGGAACTCAAGCCGGTGGCGTCGATCACCATTGATTCGACCAAGGTCGATAAGGAAAAGCTCGCCGCGCTTGAGAAGAAGCTGTATGGCGACACTACCGGCGAGCCGACCCTGCCCCTTCCGGGTGAGGTCTATACCATGATGCGGGCAGAGATGTAACGGAAGTGAGATGTGCGAATGCTCGAATTGACGGTTGAAGGTGAACTCTACGACGAGTCGGAGAACGAATTCATCACTGTAGAACCGCGAATCGTTCGATTCGAGCATTCGCTTCTTTCCGTTTCAAAATGGGAGTCGATCTGGAGAAAACCGTTCCTTGACGACGAATCCAAAAGCATCAAGGAAACGCGGTCATATTTTCGTTGTATGGCGATCGATGATATTTCGGACACCGAACTCGATCTGATCATGCTCGATCATTTTTCCGAACTTAATCATTACATCGAATCGTCGCAAACGGCGACCACGATCAATCACATGTCCAAAGGGCGTCGTTCATCATCCAAGGTGACGTCCGAACTTATCTATTATTGGATGTTTTCCGCTGGAATACCCGCGCAACCATGCGAGACGTGGCATCTCAGCCGTCTTATCGCTCTGATCGAGATATTTGGAGTCAAGAACTCGCCGAAAAAGAAGATGGCAAAGTCTGATATTTCGAAAATGTACAGGGAGATGAATGCCCGACGTCGAGCAGAGACTGGGAGCAAGGGATGAAAGGAATACTCATGGCATTGAATGGTATTGATATTGCCAGCTATCAGGCTGGTCTTGATTTTTCTAAGGTTCCTTGTGATTTTGCCATCATCAAGGCGACACAGGGCACCGGTTACACCAACCCGGATTGTGTCCGAGCGGTTGAACAGGCCATGTCTCTCGGTAAGGGAGTTGGCGTCTATCATTATATTTCCGGCGGAAATGCAGTCGCCGAAGCAAATTTCTTCATTAATTCGATCCTTAACTGGATCGGCAAGGTGATGATCTGTCTTGACTGGGAATTCGACCAGAATTCGGCATGGGGCAATGAGTCCTATCTCGAGCAGGTGATCAATCAGGTTATCGCACGAACCGGTGTTCCTCCGATGATCTATGCGCCGGCATCCCGTTACAATCAGGTCGCTGAGGTCGCCAAACGTCATAACTGCGGCCTGTGGATCGCGCAGTACGCCGACACGAATCCGACCGGGTATCAGAACACGCCATGGAACGAAGGTGCTTATACCTGTGCCATCCGTCAGTATTCGCCCGCTGGTCGATTGAACGGTTGGAACGGCGATCTTGATCTTGATAAGTTCTACGGATCTCTTGACGACTTCAAGAAGTATTGTGGGAAGTCCTCTTCGAAGCCTTCGAAGCCGTCCGTTCCATCCTCTTCCGCTCCTTCGGGAACCACGCTTCAGCTGGCGACGTGGACGATGGAAGGCAAGTATGGCAATGGTGCGGATCGTAAGAAGAATCTCGGATCCCGATACGATGAGGTGCAGAACTTCATCAATCACATCGCTTCCGCCGATGTCAACACCCTTGCGAAGGAAGTTTGGAGCGGCAAGTACGGCGATGGCAATACCCGTAAGGTCGTGCTCGGAAGTCGATATGATGAAGTGCAGAAGATCGTGAATGGTAATGGTGTCACCAGGTATACTGTTCGGCCTAACGACACGCTTGGTGCCATCGCGCAGCGGTATGGTACCACGGTCAATCAGCTCGTGGCATGGAACAACATCGCCAATCCCAATCTCATTTACGTCGGTCAAACCATTCGAGTCAAGTAGGTCAAAATGAGGGTGAATTTCGAAGTGTCTGGCGGTTTCACGAAGACCGAGCGGTTTCTCAACCGCATGAAGCGTCGTGAATACCTGAACGTGCTCGATGAGTTCGGCCGTGACGGCGTTCAGGCACTTCAAAATGCCACCCCGGTCGATTCCGGTGCCACGGCTGAGGCATGGGATTACGGGATCAAACGCGCCCGTGACTACACCGAGATCGTTTGGACCAATTCCAACATCAACGACGGCGTACCGATTGCCGTCATCCTCCAGTACGGTCACGGCACCGGTACTGGAGGTTATGTTCAGGGTCGTGATTACATCAACCCGGCGATCCGACCCATATTCGATAAGATAGCCGAGAAGGCTTGGAAGGTGGTGACGTCTGCATGAGCAGCATCGACGAACGCGTCGTAAAGATGCGTCTTGATAACAGCCAGTTCGAGCAGGGTATCAACAAGACTTCCGGTCTTCTCGGTAAACTTAAGCAGGCATTAAACCTCGACAAGTCGGTCGAATCGATCAACAACGTCGATAAGGCCGTGAGCGGCGTAAGCTTTAATCCATTGACCTCCGGTCTTCAGGGAGTCCAGTCCGGCTTTAACGCCATGGGCGCCGTGGCGTTCTCCGTGCTCAACCGCATGACCAATGCGGCCATTGATGCCGGGAAGAGCATTACCAATGCCTTGACCGCTTCGGTCCGTGACGGTTTCGCCGAGTACGAGACCCAGATGAACGCCGTGCAGACGATTCTGGCGAATACCCAGTCAAAAGGATCGACGATCGACGACGTCAATTCAGCACTCGACACGCTGAACACCTACGCCGACAAGACCATCTATAACTTCACAGAGATGACGAGGAACATCGGCACCTTCACGGCTGCCGGTGTTGATCTTCAGACATCAGTGGATTCGATCAAGGGCATCGCCAACCTTGCGGCCGTTTCCGGTTCGAGTTCCGCTCAGGCCTCTCAGGCCATGTATCAGCTGTCCCAGGCAATTGCCGCCGGAAAGGTCCAGCTTATGGACTGGAACTCGGTGGTCAACGCCGGTATGGGTGGTGAGGTCTTCCAGAACGCCCTGAAGCGCACTGCCGAGCACTTCGGCACCAACGTCGACGGTATGATCAAGAAGTACGGATCATTCCGAGAATCGCTGACCAAGGGCGAATGGCTCACTACCGATGTCCTTACGGAGACGTTGAAGCAGCTTTCCGGAGCATATACAGAAGCCGATCTGGTTTCTCAGGGCTACACCGAGGAACAGGCCAAGCAAATCATCCAGTTGGCCAATACGGCCGAAGGCGCCGCAACCGACGTCAAGACGTTCTCTCAGTTGATCGATACGACAAAAGAAGCGCTGGCGTCTGGTTGGACCAATACTTTCGAAATCATATTCGGTGACTTCGAAGAAGCCAAGGAACTATGGTCTGGTGTTGCCGATGTTATTTCCGATGTCGTCAATCAATCGTCGGAATCGAGAAACAACCTTCTTCAGGGATGGAAGGATCTCGGCGGAAGAACCGAACTGATCAAAGGCCTGTCCAACGTTTTTAAATCCCTCAGTAAGGTGGTATCGACCGTCGGTAACGAGTTTCGGAAGGTGTTTCCTCCGACAACGTCTCGGCAACTTATGGATATTACCGAGGCGTTCACTTCGTTTACGGAAAGCCTCATTCCTTCTGAATCGACGCTAAACAAGATCGGTCGAGTCGCTGAAGGTGTCTTCTCCGTCTTTGATATCGGCGTGCGGGCCGTTAAAGCCGTCGGAACTGCTTTCGCCACGGCATTCGGATCCGACAGCATGGGCGGTTTGCTCGACAATCTGCTCGATATCGCCGCCGGATTCGGGGATTGGCTTGTCGGACTTGATAATTCGATCAAGCAGTTCGGCGTATTCAAGGGTGCGGCCAAGGCGGTCGGTTCCGCCATCAGCGGTGTGCTTGGTCTGTTCAGTTCCTTTACCGGTGGAATCTCCTCGATGGGATCGGCCGTCGGATCGATCGCTTCGACTGTCGGCGACGTGCTCGGTGGAGCATTCGAGCGGGTCAAGAACGTCATCAGCGATGTTCTGACGTGGATCACCGACAATATCTCCGGTGGCGACATCTTCGCCGGCCTCGCCGGAGGTGGTATTTTCCTCGCCGCGAAGAAGATCGGCGGGGCATTCGATAAGATCAAGAAGGTCTTTGAGGACCTCTTCGGTAACGGGGCTGAAAAGCTCAAGAGGGGTGCTGGCGTATTCGATGAGATCCTAGGCGGTCTTCAAGAATCGTTGAATGCATTCACGGGAAGCGTCAAGGCTTTTACTCTTGTAGAGATCGCCGGATCCATCGCGCTGCTTGTTAACTCGATGGAGAAGATCGCTGCCCTCAGTGGTGGCGAAGTCGTTGGCGGCGTCTCGGCCATCGGCGGCCTGATGACCGAGCTTAAGATCAGTCTTAAAGCGATCACGAAGACGATGAAGGGCATCAAGACCACCGATCTCATCAAGACCGGTGCGGCCCTCATAGAATTCGCGAAGGCTGTGGACATGTTGGCCGACGCCATGTCCACGATCGGTAATCTCAAGTGGGACGAGATTGGTAAGGGCCTCACCGGCATGGGCGGCGCAATGGGCGAGCTCGTCGCTGCCGCCAAGGGTCTGAGCTACGCCAAGGTCGACCTCAAGACGGCAGGCTCGCTTATCGCCATGGCCCAAGCGGTCAAAATGGTGGCAGATCCGCTCAAGAAGCTCGGTAACATGAGCTGGGATCAGGTCGGCAAGGGCCTATCTGCCATGGGCGGTGCCCTGACGGAGATGGGCACGGTCACTGGTCTTCTCGGCCGATTCGGCAAGCACAACATTTCCGCTGCCGTCAGCATGGTCATTACGGCCAAATCCCTTAGTGATATCGCAGATGCATTCGGGTCGTTCTCCAGCTATGACTGGGGTGAGATCGGACGTGGTCTTACCGCCATGGGCGGCGCTTTGGGCGAAGTCGGGCTCGTTACCGGCGCCTTGGGCAAGATTGCAGGATTCTCTGGAATTCTAGCTAGCGGTTCCATTTACATTACAGTGCAGTCCCTTGATGATATCGCCAAAGTATTCGGTGAATTCACTCAATACGACTGGGGTGAAATCGGACGTGGTCTGGCGGCCATGGGTGGTGCTTTGGGCGAGGTCGGACTCGTCACTGGAGCCCTCGGAAAGCTCGCAGGCTTCTCAGGCATCATCGGTGGCGGATCGATCCTTATCACAGCGCAGAGTCTCGGCGACATCGCATCGGCGTTCGGATCGTTCACTCAATACGACTGGGGCGAAATCGGACGTGGTCTGACGGCCATGGGTGGTGCTCTCGGCGAGATTGGCGTCATATCCGGCGCTTTGGGTAAACTCGCTGGTTTGTCCGGAATCATCGGATCTGGCTCCATAGTTCTTACTGCTCAGGGTCTTGGGGATATCGCCAAGGCGTTCAATTCGTTCTCTCAGTATAGCTGGGACGAAATCGGACGCGGCCTGGTTGCCATGGGCGGTGCTCTTGGCGAAGTCGGGCTCGTTAGCGGTGCATTGGGTAAACTCGCGGGTTTGTCCGGAATCATCGGATCTGGCACGATCATCCTCGCCGTGCAAGGTCTTGGCGAGATTGCCCGAACGTTCAATTCATTCACTCAGTATAATTGGGATGAGATCGGACGCGGCCTTGTTGCCATGGGCGGTGCCATGGGCGAGGTCGCCGTCATATCAGGAGCGACAGGCGCCCTGACCGGAATCGCCGGCCTTATGGGCGCGGGAACGATCACTCTTGCCTCTCAGGGTCTTATCGATATCGCGACAGCATTCGGTAAATTCACCAAATTCAACTGGGATGAAATCGGACGAGGCCTTGCCGCCATGGCCGGCGCCTTGGGCGCAACAGCCCTTGGTTCGTTGCTGAATACACTTTCCGGTCTCGGTGCAGGCGCCATATCCAAGGTTGCCGTTCCGCTTGGTCAGTTGGCCGATTCGGTCAAGAAATGGTCTGGGGTTACCGTTCCAGGTGATTTGGCGACGAGTCTTGGAGCATTGGCATCCGGGGTCATGAAATTCACGCTCGGCGGTATTGGAGCAGGAGCGTTGTCGACCGCAGCCCCGGGCATGGTCCAGATGGCCAACGCGGTCGCGAAGTGGTCGACCATCAAATTCCCTTCTGAGATCGAAGGGAATCTCAAAGCTCTCGCGAACGGTGTGAAGGCGTTCACGTTCGCTTTCGCCGGTGGATGGTCGATGGACGCGGTTGTTGGCCCCTTGGGACAATTGGCATCCGCGGTGAATAAGTGGAAGGGTGTCACCATTCCTGGTGACATCCAAGGTAAGCTTACTGGTCTCGCCAATGGCGTGAAGTCATTCACATGGGCTTTCGCCGGTGGATGGTCGATGAACAAAGTCGTTGGCCCTTTGGGACAATTGGCAGGGGCCGTGAAGAAGTGGGACGGCGTGGAGGTTCCTGGCGGAATTCAAGACGATCTTACTGGTCTCGCCAATGGCGTGAAGTCATTCACATGGGCTTTCGCCGGTGGATGGTCGATGAACAAAGTCGTTGGCCCTTTGGGGCAACTGGCAGGCGCCGTCAAGAAGTGGAACGGTGTCACCATTCCTGGTGGAATCCAAGATAAGCTTACTGGTCTCGCCAATGGCGTGAAGTCATTCACGGGTATCGGTTCCGAAATCATGGAATCCATGTCGAATGCCGCTTCCGGGGTTCGAGCCATTGCCACAGCGGCTACCAATCTGTCGTCGGCGAACCTTTCCGGAGTCTCGACCCAGATTTCGACGTTCGTAAGTTCGTTGAACACCACGCAGTCGATTACCAGCACATTACCGGCTGATATTTCGGCGTTCGCAACTCAGTTGAGTTCTGCCATGGTCACGTTGGGTAATGTGGTGTTGACCAATGCCGCCACTATCGGATCGGCTTTCTCGTCGCTTCGTACCCAGATAAGCACTGCGACTTTCGGACTCGGATTGATCGTTTCTTTGAATATGAGTTCCGCATCAAACGCGGTATCCTCTGGAGCGAACATGATCTCGAGTGGATCAAGCGCCATCGGAGCTGCATTCAATCGAATGACGTCGATCGCAAGAAGCCAGATGACGGTATTTTCCAATACCGTTCGTTCGTCCCTCACTCGGGGGGCTTCTTCGGTCCGATCCTCTGTGCCTAAATTCCTTTCGTCTGGCAAGCAGGTAACTGAATCGTTGATCAATGGTATGAGGAATGGACTCGATCGTATTCCAACCATGTTCAATTCGTCAATCAATTCCGCGGCTTCAAACCTTCGATCGTTTAGAAGTTCGTTCTATTCGGCCGGATCCTATGTCGCCGAAGGATTTGCATCAGGCATCAGTTCTCAGGTAACTGTCGCAGCCGAAGCTGCCGCACGACTCGCAAACGCAGCGTCCTTAGCGGCAAAGAAATCGCTCGACATTCATTCGCCTTCGAAGGTGTTTGGATGGATCGGTGAAATGACGGTTGATGGATTTGTTAACACGGTTGACGGAATGGCAACCGATGTTAGAAAGTCCGGATACGGAATGGCCGAGTCGGTTATCAATGGATTCAATGAACTCGACATGTCAAATATTTCGGATCCGTCAATTCGTCCGGTGATGGATCTATCCATGGTTAGACGTCAGGCATCCGACTTGTCTTCCATGCTGAGCACTTCGACGAATCCGATCAAGGCCGACATTGATTTCATTGGTCGTTTGGATCGTCAAAATGGTGGAGATCATCAGGCAAAGATGTTCGATCGTTTGATTTCCGCAACCGATAAGAACGCAAAGGAACTATCGGATCTTCGTGGGGATCTTTCGCGATACAACGATTCGATTGCCGGCCAGGAAACGGCCGTGTATGTCGATGGCAAGAAACTAGCCAGTAGCATCGCCAAACCGATGAATCAGCAGCTTGGCATTCGATTGAGGAGAGGAAGTCTGTCTCGAATATGAGTTATCCGGATTATCCCAATAATCGGCTCATCGTTGACGGAGTCGATCTTACGATCCAGTTTCAGATGGTCCTGCTTGATGGATATACACTATCCCCTCCGGAACCAAAGATCTATACGGTCGATATTCCCGGTGGGGATGGTGTTATCGATCTGACGCAGTCATTGACCGGAGACGTCACTTATGAGAATCGTCAACAGGAATTCCCGTTCATGGTTGTCAATCCCGATTCATTTGAACGGGTGAAAACCGATGTCAGTAACTTCTTGCATGGCAAGTCGTTTGATTATCAGATGACTATGGATCCAGGATACGCATATCATGGCCGGTTTACCGTCACCGAATACAGTCATACATTATATTCGTATCCGGGATTGGTCGGTATATTTTCGATAAAAATCGATGCCGATCCCTACAAGTCCAAGGGTCTCCAGACCTACCATCTCAATCCCACCGGAGGCAAGATGTTCCGTTTCGAATCCGGCAGGAAGCCCGTGCATCCGGTCATCAAGTGCACGCAGCCCTGTCGGGTCCGTTGGAAGGATGTCGTCACCGTCGTCCCGGTCGGAACCTATCGCCTCAATGACGTGATATTCACTCAGGGTTTCAATGAGATCTACATCAACAGCCACGAGCTGTTCAATACGAGCTGGACCGATCTCGGCTCCGGCGGCACCTACGCCATGACTTGGGATTCGGCCTCCTCGTACCGATGGGATGACATCCAACGACTAGATGGCAACGTCATAGATATTCCGAGGCAATGGTCCGAGATCTCCGATCTGCGGTGGAAGGAGCTCGCTGGCAAGACATGGGCCGACCTCGATTTCCGAATCGAGGGGGCACCGGACGCCTACATATATTTGTCCTACGATTGGAAGGATCTGTAATGATTACCAATAACCTAGGTCTCGAATCCGTTGATCCGTCGGATTACGTCTCCCCAACTCCGTTCAACACCAATTTCGAGAAGCTCGATGCCCTCGGACTGGACTACGTCACTGCATCCGGAAAGTCCGGTGAATGGTGGTATCGCAAGTGGAAGTCGGGTCGTATGGAGTGCGGTATCGACGACAAGAACTTCGGCGACGTGTCTATTGCTCAGACATGGGGCGGTATGCATGTCAGCGACCAGCTGAATTTCGGCGCCTACCCGTTTGCATTCGCTTCCCGTCCGTTCGTCACGATCTCGTTCCAGAGCAGCGCCACCGCCAAACACTATGGCTATGTTTCCTACGTCTCGTCGACTTCGACGACCACGTCGCCAAAGTTCGTGCTCGTCGAAGTGTACTCCGGAACGGAGAATTCAGCCCATTTTGGCATCTACGTATGCGGAAGGTATATGTAATCATGTATCATATCACGTATGACGGTCTGACCATATTCGATCCCTACGGCAACGCCGACGAGGTGGTATCCGATGCGAGCATGAGCGTCGAGGTCAATGCGTCGGCTTATCTGGACTTCGCCATGGCCATCATGCACCCGTTGTACGATACGATACGTGAACGGGCGGGCGTGGTCATCCTGACCTGGGACTCCACGGTGCTGTTCGAGGGGATCATCGAGTCCATCGAGATGGATATCCAGGGCAACAAGTCCATCAGCTGCGTGTCGGCGATGGACTATCTCAACGACACCCACGTCCGCCCGTACTCCACGGTTGCCGGCGAGGCCGATCTCACGGCCCCGAGCTCCGTGGACGGATATTTCCAGTGGCTGATCGATCAGCACAACGATCACGTCCTGGACACCTCCAAGATGTTCGACGTCGGGATCAACCAGGGCGCGAACCTCCAGCAGAACAACTTCATCTATCGGTCCTCTAAGTCCGAACCAACCACGGCCTCCGAGATCGCCGATCAGATCCTCGACAGCCTCGGCGGATATCTGACCATGCACTACGAGGACGGCCGCAAGGTCCTCGATCTGTACGCCGATCTGCATACCATGAACGCGCAGATCGTCGACTTCGGCGTCAACATCACTGATTTCACCAAGACCATCGATACGACCGACCAGTACACGGCGATCCTCCTGCATGGCGGTTCACCGACGTTCGAGGGAGGAGATCTCGAGGGTGGCGACTGGTCACATTGGGAGACCCATCCGAACACGCCGCTGGTCGGGGATAAGGCCCACGGCGGAAGTGTGGCGTCGTATTTCGTCTCGGGGACCGGAGAATACATCAACGACAGCTTCTTCTATTCGCGTCCGGGACGACGCTACAAAGCCACGGTCTATGTGAAGAACGAACGCGGGTCGAACGTCACGATCCGGGGAAGCTACCAGTACGAGCAGGCCGGCAGATGGACGACGGTGAACGTCAACTCCTCGCTGGCCGTGAAGAACAATGGCGACCAGTGGGTCGAGTTCTCCTTCGACTTCCAGCCGAATCTTTCGGAGTACACGAAGATCCGTCCTCGCTGGTACTTCGACAACGTCGGTAACGATGGAAACCGCCGCGTCTATCTGGACGACTTCTCGTTCTCCCAGATCGAGGGCGACACCGAGGTCTCCGAGGACCCGATCGGACTGAAACAGGTTCCGGACGGCGTCAGCTCGTTCGATGCCGACGTCTTCAAGTCGGGCGATGTGCTCTACTCCACCTCCGCCGTGGAACGCTACGGCTACAAGGAGGAGGTCTTCGAGGACACCACCATCACGAACATCGACGATCTCGTGCAGGCCGGCATCAAGGAGCTCAACAAGTCCAAGGACCCGCAGATCACGCTGGACATCAAGGCCGTGGATCTCTCGATGTTCATGGAAGGGTATACCCATCTTAATGTGGGCGACGCCGTGCGTGTCCGTTCGGCCATCCACGACACCGACGAGTTTTTCATGGTTAATTCGATCACCCTAGACCTTCAGGATCCAGGGCAAAGCGAGTACGTCATCGGCGAGGCCCACGACAACCTGACCGGCCAACAGTCTGGTTCCCTGAGAAGCCTGAACTCCGGAATCAATTCCTCGCTTGACGCGGTGGCGTCGCTCGACCAGACGATCAAGTCATCAGTCTCGGAGGTCGCCACGACGGCGAACAGCGCCCTGAGCAAGGCCACGATCGTCGAGCAGACCGCGAATGGTCTTCAGACCACGATCTCCCGGTTCTCCCGGAAGGTCAACTCGTTGTTGAGCACCATCACGCAGGTGCAGGGTGATGTGGCCGACGTGAACGCCAAAATCAAAAAAGGCAACAAACTCACCGCCTGGTCCCCCGCTCCCGAGGATCTTCTCACCGATGCCGAAGCCGCCCAGACCTATTCCACGAAATCCTACGTCGACCAGACGGCCCGTACGGTCTCACTCGGCGTGGTGGAGGAGTACAAGAACGGTCAACACGGTTCGGCTCTGGCGACGCAGTCCGACATCACCGCCTTGGCAAATAATATCGCCAGTCTGTCCACGCAAGTGCAAGCATTGGAGGCTCGCATCAAGTCTTTGGAAACCAACCAGTAAGGAGAGTTATCGTGTTCGCAACGTTCCAGACCATCATTAACGCCGGAGGCTACGACCTCTCAGACCTCACCGAACGTATCAAGACCTTGTATGCAATGGGCGAGCTCACCGAGGACGAGATGAAGCAGCTTCTCGAACAGGCGCAGCATAACGCCAAGCCCGACGATTCCTACGCCCCGTTGGCCGACCGTGTGAAGACCATCGAGGAATGGGAGACGACCGTCGAGGAGCGTTTGAGCAAGCTGGAAACCGGCTCATCGACCAACCCCGGTGAACCCGAGGAACCAGCCGACGAGTGGCCCGAGTACGTGCAGCCGACCGGTGCACATGACGCCTACCACAATGGCGACCAGATCACCTGGAACAGCCAGCACTACCGTTGCGTTGCTCCGGTCGGCACGGCGTGCGTGTGGAATCCGGACACGTATCCGGCGTACTGGACACTCGTCGAATGATATTTCCTCCTCCGGATGCTCCGATGACGGGTTTCCCATCCTTTTACCGTCGTCATTGGCCCGGAGGAGGGTTCTTTTATACACATAAAGGATGCATCGAAAGGAGTCCATCATGCCCATGCCTCAATACAACGGCCCCACCTACGGATACAACCCGTGCCAGACCTATCTGCCGCAGTCTCCGTGGCAGGGCCCGCAGCCGTACATGCAACCGCAGACGGCGCAGTTGCCCGTCCAGCAGGTCCAGACGCAGGCCAATCCACCTCTAGTCGGTCATATCGTCACGGCGAACGACCAGATCCCCGTCTCCGAGGTCCCTCAGAACGGCGCTCCCGCATATTTCCCCATGCAGGACGGGTCATCGATCCTCGTCAAGTCGTGGCAGCCGGATGGCACCATCGCCACGGTCCGTTATATTCCGGAGGTCCAGCAGTCCCAGCCTCAGGAACCCTCGCAGCAGGACGAGATCCTCAGGAGGCTCGAATCCTTGGAGGGCAAGATTACGCAGCTTACGGAATCCTTGACGAATTGATGGAGGACGTCATGCCTGGACCCGATGATATTCTTCAACGGATGTTGCAGCAGAATCCCGTCGTGCGCAACAATCCCAACAACGCGCCCATTCTCAACGCCTTGGAGCGTAGGGATGCCCAATCCGGGCAACAGCTGGCGCAGAACTACATCAACACTTTGGGGATGGACTGGAACACCGCGCTCCAGCAAGCCAAGGCCTTCCTTGGACTTCCCTAAGGAAACAAATAACAATCAACAAAACAACATAAGGAGGAACTATCATGTTCGCTTCGAATAACCTCAGTGCCGCCGACGTTGCGGCAGTCACCGGCGGGAACCGCAACAACGGTTTCGGCGACGGTGATGGCTGGTGGATCATCCTGCTGGCCCTGCTGTTCGGCTGGGGACGCAACGGCGCGTTCGGCGGAGGCTACGGCTCCGGCAACGGCGGGTGTTGCGCCCCTGCGACCTGTGCCGAGCTTCAGTCGGGCTTCAACAACCAGTCCGTCAACACCATGCTCAACGGCATCAACTCGGGTATCTGTTCCCTCGGCTATGATGTGGCCAGCCAGATCAACGGTGTAAACACCAACATCATGCAGAACGGCTACAATACCGCGAACGCGATCACCCAGGCCCAGTTCGCCCAGCAGCAGTCCGCAGCCGCCCTTCAGGCGCAGCTGGCCGATTGCTGCTGCCAGAACCGCGAGGCCATTTCAGGCGTGAACTACAACATGGCGACCAGCACCAACGCGGTCACCACGGCGATCTGCAACGCGGCTCGTGATATCACCGAGAATCAAAATACCAACTACCGTCAGCTGCATGACGAACTGGTGGCCTACCGTATGGAGGATAAGGACAACACCATCGCGGAGCTGCGTTCCCAGGTGAACGCCCTTAACCTGTCGGCCTCCCAGTCCAACCAGAACGCATATCTGGTTGCCCAGCTGAAGACCCCGGCTCCGGTTCCGGCCTACACGGTGCCGAATCCGAACGGCTACTACGGTTGCCAGCAGAACTGCTATCAGTCCTGCGGCTGCTGAGCCACGGAAAGAAGGTATAACCGATGATTGTTCTGTCGAATTCCGCCGCAGAGGTTATCCCCGTCGGCGGGACTGTTACCTTCAACCTGACGGTGGTCCACACCGGATGCGACCGCAACGGCTGCGGCGGGTCCGAGTATCATCGTCAGGGATCCGGAGCCGTTCGGTTGCGTGGCCGAGGGAACCGCTGCGGCCAGGCGAGCATCTTCGATCTGAGCTTCAACGGCAACGTCACCAGCGGCACCGCGGGAACCGAGGTCCAGCTGGCGATGACCATCGACGGCACCCCGTTGGCCGAGACGACGATGATCGAGACCATCGATACCGCCAATTCATACCAGAACCTCGCAGCCCGGACATATCTTAAGGTATGCCCAGGCGAGGACGTCACGCTGTCCGTGACCAACACCGGAACCGAACCGGTGACCGTCGACGCAAACGCGGCATTCACCGCTCGCAGGATCGCATAAGGAGGCTGCCATGACTCATATGACTAAGGATCTCGACGGCATCTGCGACATGAAGGACGCCCTCATGCGCAAGGTCCGCGGGAAGATGGACGACCTTGACGTCGAACGCAGCACCATCCAGGACGTCCAGGGCATGGACATGATGATCAACATGATCCATCACCTGGCCGAAGCGGAGAAGTGCTGCTGGGAGGCCTGCTATTACAAGACCGTCGTCAAGGCCATGAAGGAAGGCGATGATCGAGAAGACCGCGATGAGGACGATGATGAGTACGAGGAATGGATCGAGCATGGCGACATGCCGAACCGTAATCGTACGTCATCCGGACGTTTCCGTCGCAGGAACACGGTCGGCCGCCGATATCCCGGCAATGAGCGCCGCGACTGGGACGGCGATATGAGCTCCGATGGCGGCACGCTCCAGCATGGCGACATGTCGACCATGACGCCGGACGAGAAGCTCAACCGCCTCAAGACTGACGTCGAGACCATGTGGAGGGACGCCACTCCCGAGCAGCGCAAGCGCATCAAGGAGAGTCTCACCAAGTGGTCGACCACGTTGACCGTTTGATGCGGAGGTGACTGAATCGATATGAACCCATGGGTCCAGACGATCGTCACCGTCGTATGCTCAGTGTTCGCTTCGTCTGGACTCTGGGCGTTCGTCACCACGGTCATCAACAATCGCAAGAAGAAGGACGATTCGGAGGACGAACGCATCGAGGCCATCGAGAAGATGGTGCGGGGACTCGCTCACGCCAAGATCGTGGAGGTCGGCAAGCATTATCTGGAGCAGAACCGCATCACTCTCGATGACCTCGATGAATTCAATCACTACCTCTATTACCCATACAGCGCCATGGGCGGCAACGGCTACGCCAAGAAGGTCGCCGAAGAGGTCAACAAGCTTCCGCTCGATATCGTTGAAACAAGAAAGGAGGAGAAATGACCGATCAGAACACCGAACCGGCTCCCGAGGAACCGACCGACGAGGTCTTCAATCCCGATTTCGTTCAACAGGAGATCATCCCGCTGCTCATGTCGGACAAGACGTACGACATCATGAAGTGGATCGTGCAGTATATTCTGCCCGGTCTCGGCGTGCTGTACGCCATCATCGCCGGCGCAACCGGACTTCCGTACGCGGAGGTCGTGCTGGCGGTCGTGATGGCCGTGGACTGGTTCCTTGGTATCATCCTCGGCATCTCCACGAAGCAGTACAACAAGTATATTGCCAATAAGCAGTGATGTTTATAAGAATTAAGAGGTCGTGACCATATCATGGCCTCTTAATTTTTGGCCTTTCGCGATATAAACATGTCATATAATGAAGACCATATTTCAACGAAAGGAGTAACAATGGAACCAAAAGTCATTGCCGATATCGTCATTCACGAAAAGTCGGATGAAGATCGGAATAGAGTCGCACAATCGATACATGAGCAGCTTTGCGGAAAGCAATCGTATATTGATAATGCCATCATTCTGAATATAGACGAACCGAAAACGATTCGAATCGCGATATTCGATGACTGCGAGAACATTGGAGAAATCCACATTCGATAACGATTAAAGTCCAAATGTTAAGAGGTCGTGACCATATCATGGCCTCTTAATTTTTGGCTTCTCGCGATATAAACATGCATTATAATGAAGCGATAATTCACTATATTTCGAAAGGAAAAACATGAAGAACGAGAAACTTGAGAACGCGAAGAGCAAGATCGTCGAGTTCTATGATAAGCATGAGACCGCCATCAAGATCGACGGTTGCTCAGTCACTCAGGATGGACTCGAAATTCTGAAAGCCGTTATCGACAATCCGGTGATTGTTGATCGCTGACACGTATAGGCGTCATGGAAACATGGCGCCTATATTTTTTTTTCGCGCCCAAAACATGTCTTATAGTGAAGCAACCGAACAAAGGAGAACACTATGAAGTTCGAATCACAGCATCGGAACATCAACAAGGCGTTCGATGATAATATCGACGCGGCGTTGGCCAATATTTACGGAGCGGTCGATGACAATCACGCCCGTATGGCCGTCGATGACCTCAAGGTCTTGGTGGAAGCGAAGAAGACGTATAACGAAGATCGCAATGCCATGATCGCGAAGGTCGTCGGGGTCGGAGGGACGCTGCTTTGTCTGGGACTGATGTTCGCATTCGAGACCGACCACGTCATTACGACAAAGGCGCTGAGTTTCGTTCCGAAGCCGAAAATCTGACGACAGACGTTCATATTTGAACGGAGATTCAGGATAAGGGTCCATGGAAACATGGGCTCTTATTTTCTCGCGTTCGAAACATGGATTATAGTGAAGGATAATTCATCATAGTAAGGAGTTACCATGAACGACAATGAAAACAAGACGAACTGTATCAAGAAGTTCATCAACGAGCACAAAACCGGCTTGATTATCGGCGCTTGCGGAATCGTTACACTTGCGTTCGGTGGGTACTGTTATTTCTCCGGAAGGATCGATCAGTATGACGCCGATGGAATAGGATTCGGAAGGCAATTTAATGAAGCCTTGAAGACGCTCGATGATGAAACGAAATTGACTGTCGTCGAAGCTTTCAATGCCGCTGCATCGACCACTTCAAACAATCAATGATAATCGCAACCATATAAGTGTCATGGAAACATGGCACTTATATTTTTCTCGCGTTCGAAACATGGATTATAGTGAAGGTTCAACATATTCGATTCAGGAAAGGAACCAACATGAACAAGAACGAATCTGAGAAGAAGCCGAACCGTATTCGGAAGTTCTGCTCCGATCATCCTTGGCTCGTCATTGGAGGAGTAGCTGCACTTGGCGTCGTCTCCACGGTTGTTGCCATTCAGATCGCCAAGCCGGATTCGGTCCAAAAGGACTATATTTGGCTTGGCGAGAAGACTGCAAACGAACTGTGGAAGGACGGTATTGCGATATGTTATACCGATGACAAACTCAAGGAAACGATCGAAAAGACAAAGGAACACGGTGTCAACCTCACCCAGACGATGTTTGACTACATGAAAGCCGCAACTGAACACGCGACAATCGTCGAACCTGAACAATGACCCATATAGGCGCTGCGGAAACGTGACGCCTATATTTTTTTTCTCGAAAGGATTGCATTATGAAAAAGAAATACGGTATTCTCAATTTTCTGCTTGACCTGGTCCTGACCGGTCTCACAGGAGGGTTGTGGCTTATCTGGATCGTGTTCCGTTTTCTTAGAAGAAACTCATGACACCATGCATATATAGGATCGACTATATCTTCGAACGATATTTTCCGCAATATTGGAGCGAGCGTCTGTGTTTCCAGATTGATGGATGGAACCATATGGTGGTCGGGACAAAATCCGGACTGCTATGTCATTTCACCGTCAACCATTATTACGGTGGGACGGATGCAGACTTCGATTTTTTCGTACACACCGGATCGACAAGAAAGAAGGCGATCATGAGCGATTGCGTCCATATTTTCCTCATCGGTCCCCAGGGATCGGGAAAGACCACGCTCGCCAGGGAATTGGAACGTCGTGGGTATGAACAGATCCTTGCGTATACGACCAGGCCTCCACGGGACAACGAGATCGAAGGTATAGACTATCATTTCGTCACCGACGCCGAATTCGATAATGCGTTTCTTGATGGGGAACTGACCTGCGTTAGGACATATTCTACCGTCTTTGGCATGTGGAGTTATGCATTCGCTTGGTCGGATCTCTATCGCGCGGTGGATAGCGTCGCCGTCATCGATCCGGAATCATATTTACGCATTTATGACCAGATCGAGAACGTTTTCGGCGTCTATCTCGATATTCCCGACGATGTGCGCAAGGCGCGGCTGCTCGTCCGAGGCGACGACCCCGATGAGATCAATCGACGCATGGAGGCCGATGCGATGGATTTCTCATCGATCGACATGTGTTTTCGAGATGTCTGCAAGATGCGGATCGGCATGGTCAGGCGACCGGACATTGAGGCCGATCGGATCGAGGGCCATGTCCGGGCCTTCAGAAGCGCCATCCTTCGCGGCGAAAACATGGCATATGATGAAGAGTCAAACCTCTAGGAAAGGATAATACCATGAAAGAACAGTTCGAGAAGACCAAGAAGTTCGTGGTCGATCATAAGTACGAGTTCACCGTTGGTGCGATCGTCGTCGGAGCCGTTGCGGCTTTGGCGGTTGTCAAGTTCATCGGCGAACCGGATGAACTGATCGATGTCACCGAACCGGAGGCCATCGAGGACTCTTCCGACGATGTGGATTCCACGTCCGTCGAGGAGTGACATTTTTCAATGCCGTAAAGGCGCTGCGGAAACGTGGCGCCTTTATTTTCTGAAAGGAGCAACCAATGAATCTCGAATCCGTCAAGGATTTCGTCAAACACAACGCGGGTACGATTCTGACCGTCATATCCTGTGCTGGTGTTGTGGGCACGGCCGTATGTGCAGCCCATGATGCCGTCAAGGCCCGTGACGTCATTCTGGAGATTGAGATGGAGCATGACGATATGCCGAAGAGCGAGGTCGTCAAGCGTGTCGTGCCGTGCTATATTTCCACGGTGCTTATGGCCGGAACGACCATTGCATGCGTCATCGGCCATCATCAGATCTCGGCCGGAAAGATCGCCGCCTATGCATCGGCATACACCATGGCCACCAAGGCCGCGTCGGAATACCGGACCAAGATCATCGAGGAACTCGGAAAGGAGAAGGCGCAGGAAATCGACGATGAGATCTCCAAGGAACATATTCGCAAGAACCCGCCATCCGATCAGGATCTGATTCCGGGAATCGGTGATGTTCTGTGCTACGATCAGCTCATGGACCGATATTTCCATTCCAATCCGGAATCCATTCGCAGGGCCGTGAATGATCTCAACTATGAGCTCATCAATGGCCCGGGTATGTGGGTCGGTCTCAACGAGTTCTATGACAAACTTGGTCTCGATCCGGCTCCGATCGGCGAGGAACTCGGATGGGCCATCGATAATCGCATCGACGTATCTTTTTCATCGATGCTTTCCGATAACAACATCCCGTGTCTGGTCATGCGGTTCTCCACAAGTCCCGTTGCCGATACGGCGCGTAGGTACTGATTCGTGATGAAAACATGTCATATAATGAAGTAATTCATCAACGAAAGGAACTGCAATGAAGGAATCATTTGGTGAGGCTCTTGGTAATGCCATCGTCAAGAACCTTGCGAAGAACGCTGAAGTCGATCCGAAGAAGATCGCCGTTGGTTTGGTAGTTACGGTAGCCGGAAGCGCGCTGACCGTAGTAACTAAATCGGTGACTCAGAAGGTCGTAGGTAACGCGATCCGCAAGGCGAATGAACGAAAGGCGGAAGCCGAGAGCGAAGCTGAGGACATTCCCGAATTGGACGACAAACCGTCCGATGAAAACTAATATACGTATAGGCTCATGGAAACATGGGCCTATATTTTCAACCAATAACAATATATTCCAGAAAGGAACCATATCATGATCAAGAAGACTGTCACCTACACCGACATCGATGGCATCGAGCAGAGCGAGGATCTGCTCTTCCATCTCGACAATAACATTATCATCGATATGCTAAAGAACAATAAGCTCCAGAAACTATCGGACGATCTTTCCTCCGACGACATGTCGACGAAGATCACGGCTTTTGAGAACTTCGTCGACATGACGTATGGCTTCCGTTATGAGGAGGAAAAGATCGACAAGAAGACCGGAGAACGTCGCATGGTGCCTCGATTCCGCCACGCCACGCCCGAGGAGATCGAAGAGTTCCACAAGAGCGAAGCCCATGGCAAACTCATGCTTGCCATGTATACCACGCAGGGCGAAGCCGATAATTTCGTGAGCGCTCTGTTGCCGAACATCAAGGGCTGATCGCGATATTCTCATAGTCTATAGTGAGGAGGGGATCCGCATGAGATCCTCTCCTCATATTTTTCGAAAGGAGTTCCATATGGCGGAAGTTGATAAGGAGACCTTCGACGTTTCGAGAGAAGCGTTGGGAATCGAACCGAATGACGACAAACCGAACGACGTCGATAAGGTTGTGCAAGGAGAAGTCGTTCGCAAAAAGAAAAACAAGGTCCAGAAGGTCGCCGAGACATTTTTCGGTGGCGATTTTCGCGATGTGGTATCATATGTCGTCAAAGACGTCATGATTCCAAACGCCAAGGACATGCTATACGATACCGTATCCCAGGGATTCAGTCGTCTGCTGTTCGGTGAGGTTCGTCCAAGAAACAACTCTACAAATCGAGGATATACCAGCTATTCATCGATGAGTCGGGATCGTTCCACAGGACGACGTGATATTGAAGTCCGAAACCGTAATGACTTCGATGATATTACATTCCGCGATCGTCGTGATGCCGAGGCAGTCATGGATACGTTGCGGGATACCATTGATCATTATGGTCAATGCAGCGTGGCCGATCTGCTCAAGGCATCCGGTATATCCCCAAGATATACCGATTATGATATCGGATGGACTGATCTGGCACGGGCAACCATAGCGCGATATCGCGATGGCTATGTCCTCAATATGCCGAGAACCGAGAGCTTGCGATGAGCGCATCCGAAGAGCGGCATATTCTGGGAGCGTGGCATTCCAATCCTTTGTGGAAGATGAAGGTCGATAAGATGAGTGACGAACAGGTCGTCGTAAAACTCAACCTTCTCCGCAGAGCCAGAGAATACAGGAGGACTCACCATGGCTGAGTTCAGCGCCTTCGAAAAGACGGGTCTGTTTCCCATCGACAAAACGCGATGTATTTCGGATGAGGATCGTAAATCGCTTCGTATCTGGAAGGATCGCGTCCGTCGATATTTTTCCAAGATCGATCAGGAAGCTCTCGACTATCGAGTAAACGATGACAATACCGGCGTCAAGGTGCTGGAAGATGATGGAACGATCTTCGAGATTACCATCGACAAAAGCACCAGTGTGGCCGTGGCGCGTCTCTGTCCAAGTGACGAACCGTGGTCGTTCAAATACTGAATGATATTCTCGGAGACGTTCCGGAGATCCCCGAGATTATATTTCAACGTAAAGGAATAAACATGAGTGTAAAGGAAACCATCGTACGTTTCGGCAACAAGGCGTTGCTGCAACTTGACAAGCATTCCCCGCAGATTCTCGTCGGCGTGGGCATCGTTGCAGGTGTGGCTGCCACGGGCTTCGCGGTATATTCCACGATGAAGCTGGATACCGTCATGGATCATCATCAGGACAAGATGGTGGATATTTCCAAGAAGGCCAAGGAGGCCGAAAACGACGACGAGATCGTCTACGACGACAAGGCACAGAAGCATGACAAGGCCATGGTCTATGTCGAGACCGGCGCCGAGATCGCTCGTCTGTATTTGCCGACGATCGCACTGACCGGAGTGAGCATCGCCTGTGTGCTGTCCGCACATCATATTCTGGACGGACGATACATGGCGGCTGCCTCGGCGTTCACGGCCGTATCCAAGGAGTTCTCCGACTATCGAGGTCGTGTTCGCAAGCAATTCGGCGAGGACAAGGAGCGCGATATCTATCAGGGAATCGTCGAAGAGGAAATCACCGACGAAGAGACCGGAGAGACAAAGACCGTTCGCCATTACGACAAGGACATGATCGACCGTGAAGGACTGTCCCGATATTTCGACGAATACTCGATCTATTGGGATAAGACCAATCCCGATCAGAATATCGCGCATATTCGCTCGGTTCTCCACCAAGCGAACGATCAGCTCTATGCCAACGGTCATCTGTTCCTTAATGATGTGTATCGCATGCTTGGAATCGAGGATAGCAAGGAAGGTGCAGTCCTGGGATGGATCATCGATGATGAGCATCAGAGCCCCTTTGTCGATTTCGGTGTGTTCGGCGTGAATAGCGACGATCCGTGGGATTATAGCAACGCTGAACCATGGGATGGCAAGCTTGGCATCCTGCTGACATTCAACGTGGATGGCATCATCTACGATAAGATCTAATCGATGATATTTTCGGGACGGTCGTCTTCATGATGGCCGTCCCATTCGTTCAATCAAGGAGTATCCATGAATCTCAAGACCATTGGGTTTGTAGTGGGCGGATTCGCCGCTGGTGCCGCGACGGCGACCGCTGTATTCTACTTCGGTATATACAAGCGGTATATTCCACTGAAGGACCTCGAGCAAGAGATCGCCGATCTGGAACGTAAGAAGCATGAACTTAACCAGCAATTCAAAGACAACCATGAGAAGTTCGTCAACGTCAAGCGGTCAACCGACGAGGCCATTAGGCGCAAGGAGCAGGAGCTTGACTTCTACGACGATCAGATCATCGAGGTGAAGAAGGAATGGGAGGCCGTCAAGGCCGCCAAGACGTATGGCGATCCTAAAGCCACCGAACAAAAGGATATTTCCGATGAACGTGGTGATGAGCTCGACGATGACCCCGTGGGCATCGATGCCGAGGAACCGGATCGGGATAATTTCATCATCGATGACGGCGTTCCGCGATGGGATGGCCCCCTTACCGATGACGAACAGCGTCAGTATGACGAGGCGAACGGGGACAAGCGCATTGAGCAATCAATCATCATGACGATCAAGGCGCGTCGCTGGCATCAGTCCATTGATGATGACGATCCGAGCTACCAGATCTCCGAGGAGGATCACGAGAATGCCCCGTGGTTCATCGATACGGAGAATCTCGATTACTGGGAGGACGATGACGTGCTTGCCCGAGGAATGGAGATTGTTCAGGACCCGGATGCCATCATCAACACTATCGTGCTCAACAAGTTCGGAAGATCGTCGCAGACTGGTGATCCTAACGTCGTGTGGTGCAGAAATGATATTCTGGAGACCGACTACGAGATCACCCGGCATGACGGATCGTACCAGCACGAGGTGCTAGGCATTCCTGAAGAGGAGTTATACCGACCAAAAAAGCGGTTCAATTCAACTATAGCGGCCGAAATGGAGGAGGTCAATGACCAGTAATTCATCGCCATTTTTCAACGCATCGTATATTCAATGGCTACGTCGTCGTGTGAATTTCGATGAATACGTCGATCTCAGCATGTCTCTTGCGGCCATACCATTCCATTCCAGTGTCATGATGGATCGGAATCGGATATCCGACGGCGAGTCGTTACGTGATGTATACACACGTCGAACCGGATATTCGTTGGTTAGCGGTATTCGAAGATGCTCGGTCCTTGAGTTCCTCGTCGCCTTGGCCGAACGGGTCAACGATGTACTGGCCATCGTCCCGGTCGACGCGGCGTTCTCCATGTTCCTCGAAAACATGGATCTGACACGATGCTCGGATGACTGGTTTCTCAACCAGAGAGATCCTGAGTGTTATATTCAGGACCGATGCGACATCATGATGGATCGACAGTACCGACCTGACGGATCGGGCGGCGGACTCTTCATCGTTCATGATGACAAGGATATCCGCCCATCCGAATGGTGGTGGCAAATGCAATATTGGCTCAACGAACAGTATATCCCCGATATGTAAAGGAGGCGAAGATGGATCAAGTGCAGGTGCGTGTCAAAAAGACAAACAAGGGCCATGAATCCATATTCGCCGATCCGAAGATGCGAGGGTATCGCGATCTGCTCGTCAAAGGCGGGTCGTTTTATGCGGTGTTCGATCCGGATAGTCATCTCTGGTCACAGAACCTTCAACGCCTTGGCGAGCTGATCGACCGTGATATTCAGGAGTTCGCCGACTCGTATGAGTCTCCAGACGGTAATGAAGTGACCTGCATGCTTATGCAGAACACCTCCAATGGTTGCTGGAACAGGTATATTTCCGGACTGCGCAATCTGGCCGACAGTGATGCGGTGCTCAATCAGCGAATCATATTCGCCAATGACACTCCGAAGCGCGAGGACTACGCCACCGTGCAACTGGAATACGCGATATCCGAGGGAGACACCTCGGCATACGACCGGCTCATGAATACGCTGTATGCCCCATCCGAACGCGAAAAGCTCGAATGGGGCATCGGCGCCTTGGTCGACGGTAATGATATTCAACGCATCCAGAAGATGTTCGTCATCTACGGTGATCCAGGAACCGGAAAGTCGACGATTCTCAATATCATCGAGATGCTCTTCCCTGGATACATCGCATATTTCAATGCGGAGGAACTCGGCAAGGGATACCAATTCAGCACCGCGTCCTTCAAGAACTCTCCGCTCATCGGTATCCAGACCGATGGCGATCTGAGTCACATGTGGGACAACACCCTGCTTAATCAGATCGCTGCGCATGAGAAGATCGTGGTCAACGAAAAGGGTGTCAAACAGTACACCGTTCCGCTGAAGACGATGTTATTCATGGCAACGAATAAGCCGGTGAAGATCACCGACGCCAAGTCGGGCATCACAAGGAGACTGATTGATATTTATCCGACTGGTAACACATTGGCGCCGGATGATTATTTCGACTGCATGAAACAGATCGGATTCGAATTGGGCGCCATTGCCTATCATTGTCGTGAGGTCTACAGGAAACTCGGGGTCAACCGATATTCCCAGTATCGTCCAACGGAGATGATCGCCAAGACGAATGATATTTACACATTCGTTCAGGACAACATCGACCTCATGGACATCGATGAGCCAGTGCGTCTGGCCGATCTGTGGCGTGCCTATAAGGAATGGTGTGAGGAAGCCCACATCACCGACGTCATGAAACGCTCCGAGTTCATGTTCGAACTGGCTTCATATTTCGAGAACATGGATCGTGGAGCAAGTAAGGCAGTTACCTATCATGGATTTCAGCGAGACAAATTCGAATCGAGAATCGTTGACTCTTCTGACCGACATGCTCGAACATCTGACGACCATGTCTCGTGGCTTCGACTTGCTAAAACGGACAGTCGATTCGACGAACTCTGTCATGATTGCCCTGCGCAATATGCTAGAGACGACGAAAGCGGATCCCCGGTTGCCAAATGGGCCCAAGTCAGCACCACACTCAAAGACCTCGACACCAGTCGACTTCATTGGGTTAAGGTCCCGGAAAACCACATCGTCATCGACTTCGATATTCGAGGAGAGGATGGCGAGAAATCGCTTCAGGCCAATCTCGAGGCGGCCCGCAAGTTCCCTCCGACCTATGCCGAGGTGTCCAAGAGCGGACAGGGATTGCACCTCCACTATATTTACGATGGAGACGTATCCCGACTCAAAAACCTTTATGACATCCACGTCGAGATCAAGGTCTTCCGAGGTAATTCATCCCTACGGCGTCTGCTCTCACTGTGCAACGATCATGAGATCTCCCATATTTCAAGCGGCCTTCCGTTGAAAGGAGAAAAGTCCGTGATCAATCAGAAGGAACTCAAGGACGAACAGCATCTACGCAACGTCATCAAGAAGGCTCTGCGCAAGGAGTGTTGTCCTGGGACCAAGCCGAGCGTCGAGTTCATCAAGAAGCTCATGGACGAGATGCATGAGTCCGGTAAACCATACGACGTCACCGACATGCGTAATGAGATATTCGATTTCGCTTTGCGGTCGACGCATTGGTCGGATTATTGCATCGTTTTGGTGAACGAGATGAAGTTCAAGTCCGATGATATTCCGAAGGGCAGCGATCCGAAGAACGCCGATATTCTCACCTTCTTCGATGTCGAGGTCTTTCCGAACCTCTTCATGGTCTGCTTCATGAAAAGCGATTCGGACGTCGTCAAGACATGGATCAATCCTCAGCGGCAGAACATCATGACACTACTCGATGAGAATCTGGTGGGATTCAACAACCGCAAGTACGACAATCATATTCTCTGGGCGTGGGGTGTCATGGGATACAGCAACGCCCAGTTGTATGATCTGTCGATGCGGATCGTCAGCGGAAACAAGAACGCCATGTTCGGTCAGGCCTATAACGCATCCTATACTGATATTTATGATTTCTCCGCCAAGAAGCAGTCGTTGAAGAAGTGGGAGATCGAATTGGGCATCGACCATCACGAGCTTGGCATGCCGTGGGACCAACCGGTTCCCGAGGACAAATGGGCATTGGTGCAATCATATTGCGAGGACGACGTCAGGGCCACCAAGGCCGTGTTCGAGCACCTCAAAGAGGATTTCACTGCACGCCAGATGCTGGCAATGCTCAGTGGCCTGACGGTCAACGACACCACCAACACCCATACCGCACAAATCATATTCGGGAACAACAAGCATCCGCAGTCGGAGTTCAACTTCCCCGAACTGTCCGAGATGTTCCCGGGATATGCCTTTGATCGATATGCACTCAAGGATAAGAAGTCCCAGTACATGGGCGAATATCCGAGAGAAGGCGGCTATGTCTGGGTGTATGGCATGGAGAACGGTAATGTCGATCAGGATTACAAGGATATTCCACATCCATGGGAGGTAAAAAAAAAACAATGGATAGGGTTTTGAACTCCGAATCGCTGAAGATATTTGGAAAGGAGCATGCGCAATGGTCGTAAAAGAAGAACATCTCGGAGGCATGTTCGGAAATGTCGGACTGCTCGATGTCTCATCCATGCATCCTAGTTCGATCGTGGCCATGAATCTCTTCGGTCCATATACCGAACGGTTCGACGCCATCCGACAGGCCCGTATCGCCATCAAGCATAAAGACTTCGATCGATGCCTTGATATTTTCAGGAAATTCGTTCCCGAGGAACGCATCAAGGATCTCGAACCTGTGCTCAAGGGTGAGGATTCCAAGGCGCTGGCTCAGGCTCTGAAGATCGCCATCAACGCGGTCTATGGCCTGACCAGCGCCTCGTTCCCCACCCGGTTCAACGATGCGGCCAATCCGAACAACCGCAATCTCGACAACAAAGTCGCCAAACGAGGCGCCTTGTTCATGATTGCGCTCAAGCACAAGGTACAGGAACTCGGATACACCGTGGTCCACATCAAAACCGATTCGATCAAGATCGCCGATGTGGACCGCGATATCATCGACTTCGTTACCGCCATGGGTAAACAATACGGATACAACTTCGAATTGGAGTCCATTTATGACAAGATGTGCATCGTCAATAAGTCCACCTACATCGCTCATTCAGCCTACGGCGAGCACTGTGGTGAGTGGACCGCTACTGGGTTGCAGTTCCAGGTTCCTTATGTCTTTAAGACCCTGTTTACCAAAGAGCCTGTCGGTCTAGAGGATTTCCGAGAGACTAAATCGGCTCAGTCCAATATTTTCCTCGATTTCAACGAGGGACTTGGACCGGACGAGCATCATTATAGCTTTGTTGGTAAGGTTTCGGCTTTTTCCCCCGTCAAATCGGGATGCGGAGGAGGTCTACTGGTACGTGAGAACAGCCGAGGCGGTTACGATGCGGTATCTGGAACAAAAGGGTATCGCTGGAAGGAACATTCGGTCATCCGAGACAATGGCCTTTCTTCAGAGATTGACCGACGATATTATGAGCGATTGGCCGATGATGCCATCGACACCATCGAACAATACGGATCGTACGAATGGCTGATCGACGAGAGTAGTCCATATTCCTCGCCGAATCCGGCATCGAACGATCTCATGAAGGAGCTGGCTGCATGACCTGGTCTGAGGCGATCATCGTTATATTTCTGCTCGCTCTCATGCTGGTCATTAGCTGGTTCTGCGATCACCATCATTTCTAAACACTATAAAGGAGTTCATCCATGAGTATCAATTTTATTTTCGGACTGATTCTAGCCATGGTCATCGGAACGATCATCAGTTATCTGGCAACCCAAGGAGCTGACTTTTTAATCCGTTATATTCGCAAAAGGAATCACTGTGAAAAGAACACCTATCTCAAGGATTGGCGTATCGTTGACTTTGATCCATATATTCCTGCGGTTCAGATCAACGCCGAGGAGTTAAGCGATGGTGAAGTGATGCTCGATGCGCGAGACTGGTGCAAGGAGGACGATCGAATCGTCTTCATCATGGTCAAAACCGCTGATAAGGCGAATCTGGTGACCAAGAACGGTGTGTTTGACGCCACTGACATTTACAACAAGTTCCACAAGGAGGAGAACAATGGGCAGGAAGATGAAGACACTGATCGGACTGACGATGGCGACGATGTTGATTCTGCTGATGAAGATCGTCAATAGCATCACCTGGATCCAAAATCATATCCTTCAGATACATGACGAATACAACAAGCTCCGCAGAATCAGCGATGATATTTACACACAAGGGTTGAGGATCACAGCATCGATCGATGAAATCGGTGACGATCCCAATGCCGAGAAAGCTCCCGAGTTGGACGACGATCCGAACTTCTTCGACATGGGTGATTGCAATGATTGATCTGATGATTTGTTTGGGCTGTTTATACGCAGCAGCTTTCACCCTTGTCGGGCTTCTGGTTTATTGGCTGGTCACGCCAACCGGCGAATACGTCAATGACGCACCGTATCGACATCTGCTGTGGATCATCGAAAACCGGATTCATCGAGGCAAGCACGCCCGTAGATGGACGCATCCGACCATCTGGTGGGCGGAGTATCCGCGACAGAAACATATTCTATAATGAAGAGTTATAGTATATGAAAGGAGTCCACCATGGACAAGAAAGATATGCTCACCATCGCCAGTGCGGTTATCGCAGCTGCATCCGGTGCGATCTCGATCGCCTTCGCCTATAAGGAATATAAGACGACCATGAACGATCACGAACGGATCCAGCAGCTGGAGGATACCGTAAAGTGGATGGTCCAGAGCGATCTCGATATCCAGAAGGAATCCGATCAGAGCAAGAACTGATCAACATTATAGGCCTGTGCATCAACGCATGGGCCTATATTTTTATGAAAGGATTGCGACATGAACATCATTGATACCATGATCAGCAACGTGGATCATCACAATGATTGTCAAGAGCCTGAGTACAGTGCCCGTATGTTTTACGATCGTTCCGGAGACGGAATCATCACGTTCGGATGCGACATGTGCTGTTCCTATACGAACTATCAATCCAGCAAAGAGGAGATCTTTGATATTCTGGATAGCACATCTCTGAAAAACATATCATTTGCTAGGACCGAACTCTTAACCAAAGACCAACTCGAACGTCGAAAGGTAAATGTTCGACCTATATTCAAAAGGAATGACACCATAAGCAACCTTAGCTTCAAAATTTTCTATCGCCATGATGATTACATTGATCGTTTCGATGTGGTCTTCTACAACGGCTTCGATGAAGCGGCACAACGACAATTCTTCGAATGCGCTGTGTCGGAAAAGGGTATTAACTTTGGTCAGAGATTCTATTATCCAAAGGGAGTTTACAAGGCTCAGATCTTTTACCGCTTCGAGACAAAAGATTTTGCAGAAGTGATGACCGTACTGGACGCCATAAGCAAATACGAGATCCACTGATATTTTCGAAAGGAGACAACCATGAAACAACGCACAATCGATACCGCTCGTGAGGCGAGACTCTGGATCAGGGACATCATCGTCCCTGCGGTCGGAGTCATCGCGTTCGTCGCGCTCAACACAGGAGCCAACGAACGGTTCAGGTCCGTGATGGATCATGTTCGCAATAGGAAGCCTGGTCGACCGTGAAAGAAAACGACATCAACGAACTCATGGGATGCGAATGCGATTACGACGTCCATCCCCATGATGTATATTTCAAGGACCATATGATCGTCGCCGTGTTCATCTGCACTGGTTGTGGACGGCAGGTCATGGTCGAAGGTCCCATTGAAGCCATCTACGACATCACCGTAACCCGACACAAGCGCAAGGATTGATCATGGACTTCAACATTCATATTTCACCGAAATTCCGAAAGAACAAGAAGGAGACAACCATGGAAGATAAGACCATCAACGTCAATGATGAGATTGACAAGGCGGGCAATACCGTCATGGACTTCATCGAGAAGCACCCGGAGTCGCTGATCATCGCCGCCGGTGCCATTTTCTACGTCGGCTACAACATCGGACGTAACAAGTCGATGATGGACGTCATGCGCATCGCGGCGATGAGTGACTGAGGAGGACATCATGGACCAGATTGTAACACTGCACCGGTTCATCGTGACCTATATTGAGACTTTTCTTGGAAGTTCTCCAGAGAAGGAGGAGATTTCCCATTGGTTCACGGATCTAGCCGATGATATCAAAACCCTGAACAACCTCTTGACCGAGATTGACGACAACAATCGCAACGTAACGATCATCAGTGTCATTCGTCAGGAAGTGGACGTGCCGATCAACGAGAACGAGATCGTGACGCTACTTCGTCATAACGACAAAGACCACTCCTGATATTCGCGACAAGGTCATCGCCTATAATGAAGGATATTCATAGGAAAGGAGCAACGATGACTATCGAATTGCTCGACTATCAGGTCGTGGCCCTCATCCTGATCGGCGCATGTATCGGTGCGCTCGTCTGGTATATTCTCGATCTCAGGTCCGAACACAAGGACATGAGCCGAAGGGAATTCGCCAAGCGGGTGTTCCGTGAATTCGCCGGTCTCAGATTCGAAGACCGCGTCGTGAAGTCGAACGACCATAGAATCAATCTCGACTGATTTGTCCATTAAACCATATGGGCCTGTGCGACCGACGCATGGGCCCATATTTTTCAGAAAGGAATGCCATGATCCAAGGAGCGATGCCTGCAAAAGAACATCGATCACGGCCACATCACCGATCCTAGGCCATTCGTCGATCGGGTGACCACCTTCATCACCAAGTGATATTTTAACCAAGCAAATGAAAGGAACAAAGCAATGGCAGTCGAAAAGTATGTGGATTCCCGTGGTCGTGTGTCGTACCGCATTCGTGGAGCCAAGCTCCTCTATCCGAACTTCGCCGGTAACGGAGGTCAGTTCAATGACGAGGGCAATCGAAACTTCAACATCGAGCTGACTCAAGATGAATTCGATTTCCTGACCGACGAGGGGTTCCGTCCCCGAATGCGCGAGAAGATCGACGCCGACCCTCAGCTCCTGCTCAAGGTCAACGTGAAATTCAAGGACGATCCGGCCGATACGAGGAATCCGAAGATCCTGTTCAAGACCCAGTACGGCAACAAGCGCCTGTGGGCCGAACATAGGAAGGCCGTGGTGCAGGGCGAGGAGGTCGACCTCAGCCCGGTTGATATTCTGGACTGGGCTGATATCGAGAACATCAATCTGTCGTTCTCCGCATACCGCGGTAAGATGTCGGATCATAACACCGCATATTTGCAGATGCTCATCGCAACCAAGCATGAGGATCCATTCGAGGACGAGTTCTATGACAATGACGAACCGGATACGGCCCTCAACACCATGACCTTCCAGAAGGTCGATGCGGACCTGAAGTCCATCGAGTAAACCATATTTCCATCCAAGGGCATGGGCGGCACCATCGCGCGTCGTTCATGCCCTCTTATTTTTAGGAGCATATTATGGCGCCAGCGAATGTATTCGATCGGGCAAGACTATATCTTGGATGTCACCCAAACGCATCGCTGCTCATCACCGATGCATGGGAGATCACGCCGGATCACCATGAATGTGAAGTGATGTGCTGTCGATGCGGACGATCGACACAATTCGATATTTCCAGGAACGAATATCGACAAATGGACAATCACAGGCAATGGACCTTTGAACAGGAGGGCGAACATGGACGATATTGACGTCGACACGATTGAAATCGCGCTGATCGCCAACTCAACCGTGTCGCTATTGATTACATTTCTTTTCACCCTATTCACGCTGCCGCCCGATGATTCGATGATGCCTATTTATGTTGGCATCATTACATTCGTGGTATTGGTCGTGGCCGAGATTCTGTGTTGGCTGTTCCATATTCCCGCATGGATTTGCAAAGGGTTGACGTGGATCCGTGACAAGACAGAACCAAAGGAGTAAATCGTGACCGACAACCATATTTCCGCAGGTCTGATGATGGAAATCCATGATGCGGACTTCGAAGCCATCCGCAAGGAGCTGCGCGACGAGCACAAACTTCATTGCGAATCGGAATATGATCCGTATATTTGGATCGATACGACCCATGCGTGGAGTGATGGACGCAACATCTATGTCAATGCGGGATGTCAGAACTGCATGAAGGGATCGGATCGGACGCCAGTTAGGGAAGACCCGAAGTTTCATATTCAGGCCAAAACGACCAGAAGGAGGCGCTCAAATGATCGGTCTCATTGACGCTATAATCACCGTTTTCCCGGCCCTTCTGGTCATATCCATAGTTTTAAGCGTTCCGATCGCGTTCGCCTCTCTATGGGCCCTTAAAATGGCTCACAAGGCCGAAAATCGGCGCATCCAGAATCTACAAGGCCGACATATTTGGAGATAAGCATGTTTTTGAAAAAACATATTGTTAATTATCAACAAGGTGATCCTTCAGGACTCACAGGGAAATTGGTTTTCCGTCACAGACGATAAGGAGGCTCCTCATGGATCCCAATAGAAAACCAACAATCTGGCAATACGCACGACGGAAATTCGTCGATTGCCAGTGTCTCTGCGTGCTTATGACAAGCATGCCTATTGTCAGGAACGGATGGGTCAATTACACGGCCATCTGTCCGGAATGCGGAGAACGGAATTATATTCGCACGAGGGTCGAGGATGTGGATCTCGATTCTTCTCTATATGAAAGTGGATTAATTATGCCAACACCTGATCAATTTCGAGCCGCGCGAACACTACTCGGTCTTACACAGTATCGTTGTCGGGACATGATGGGCATCAGTGCCCAGGCAATACGCGACATCGAGAGCGTCTACGGCAAGCATCAGCCCGAGCGCCCATACGCCCAGTACTACAACCTCTGGCTGCGCGAATACGCCAGGATGGTCAAGCCGGAACTGCTCGGTGCCGTGGATAGCATTCTCGGCAACGACAACTTCGCCAGAATGTTCCGTGTGGTCGAGCCGACGCTTCGCACCGAGAATCGGACCGTGATCAACGAACTCGACCTGACATTCCCGACAACCGCCGACTGCGCGCGATGGCTTGTCGAACACGGGCATAGCAACGGACGTGTGGAGAACGTAGCCCAGCGAATCAGGAATGCCATTAATGGTACGGGATCCTCAACCTATCTCGGGTTCACGTACCATTACGACAATCCACCACAAAACGAAACCACGTTGGATATTTAGGAACAATAATGATTGAAGCCATCATGACGATATTTGTATGGATGCGATTGCTGCTGATTGGCCTGCTGCTCATCACCGGCTATATCGCCATAGGATATCTGGTGGTGTTGCTGGCTGATCATATTCGGCATCGTAACGCCAAACTTGAAACCGGAAAACACGCAAGGAAAGGATAAATCATGTTCCCGAATAGCGAACAACTCATCGGCATAGCCGTTAGCAACGGATTGAGTCCGGACGCCTCGATCGCCATGGAGGGATGGCTTCATGGTCTACGGTGGTCGGCGTGCGATAAGGAACGATCGACGCTCAGATCCGATCACGTCGACAATGTCATATTCTATTGGGACCGGACGCATAATTTCACCAAGAAAGAACTCGACGCTCTGAAAGCATATCTGGAACGGTTCTTCGAGGAGGATGATCCGATACCGTATCTCTGCGACATGGTACGGAGTTCCGCATATCTGTATGAGGGCTCACATAAGGAGGCGAAGGCATGAAACGAATCATTGCCGGACTCGGATGTGCGGCATTGCTGATATTTGGTCTGTCTTCATGCGGATCGGGAGATCGAGATCAAGACCAGATTGGCGTGGATTGCATCTCAAATGGCGATTTCCTCAACAACATGAAGCAATGCCAGATCACGATGACCGATACACGACGAGTCACCTGCCTGGTGTATAACGACAAGACCATCGATTGCGATTGGCTGCATGCCGATGGAACCGATGCCATGATGTGATATTTTCGAAAGGAGGAATCATGACATTCTATCTGGACCATATCTCATACGGCAACGTCAACGATCTCATCGGAGGAATCCGGAGGCTGGTCGCCAAAGGCTACCGCATTGTTGACGTCTCGTCGGGCATTGAGATGCATCATCCGGACACCGATGTTTCGATTGAACTATATCTGCTGATCAACCCACTTGACCAGCAGGAGGATGAGAACAAGAGATTCAATCATGGCCTCTTCAACCATGTCCGTGGCGGCGTCCACGACCTCGCAATGGCATTTATTGACCATTGGACCGATTATGGAACCGACAATCATATTTCTGACGAAGGAACAGCTCAATGGTATTCATTGACCATTGGACCGATTACGGAACCGACAATCATATTTCTGACGAAGGAACAAGTTAATGAAATACTACGATATTCCCGATGAAGCTACGTGGAACTCGGTCGTCGGATCTCTCGGCGAGATACGGATTCGCGAGATCGTGGTCGACCTCCGATATCACGAGCACTGCGTCACCGGCGATACGGCATCGAACCCGGATGAACGAATCATATTCTGCATCAGAGACGATGGCATATTCGCCAATCTCCTCAAGGCCACGCTCAAATCCTCCGAGGAGGTAAGCGAGTAATGGCTGTCACGCTGGAACCGTTTCAGGAACGGGCGTTGAGCCAACTGCGATCCGGAAACGTTCTGGTCGGCGAGGTCGGGTCCGGCAAATCGATCGTGGCCATCATGTGGTGGCTTCGGACGTGCTGCCGGACCCGTTCGGGCGAGTCTGGCAGCGGAAGGACGCTCATGCCGCTCAAAGGCTCGCCCGATCTGCTCATCATCACCGAGGCGAAGAAGCGCGATAAGGCCGAATGGGGCGAGGATCTCGTCAAATTCGGCCTGCATATCGGGACGAACAAGCCGTCGGGCGTGGAGATCACCGTGGATAGCTGGCAACGCATCAAGGCCTATCATGATTTCCATGGCGTGATCATATTCGATGAGCAGCATGCGACCGGAACCGGGGTCTGGAGCAAGGAATTCATCCATATCGCCAAGGCTCAGGGAAACCGATGGATCCTACTGTCGGCGACACCTGCGGATTCGTACGAGGATCTCATTCCCATATTCGTGGCGAACGGGTTCTACAAGAACAAGACGCAGTTCATGACCATGCATGCCGTGTATGACCGATGGGCGAAGTATCCGAAGGTTAACGACTGGAGGCATACTGATATTCTGGAGAAGCTCAAACGACGGATCATGGTGCCGATGAAACGTCCGAAGGACCGTGGCCCCAGTCGCAATCCTGTCTATCAGATTGTCGTGGATTACGACAAACAGGCCCTGAAGACCCTAAGAAGGGAACGGAAGGATCCTTGGACCGGAGAGCCGCTCAAGAACGTATCGCAGTACTGCTTCGCCCAGAGGAAACTGGTAAATTCGGATCCGAGTAGGATCAGGGAGACGACGGATATCTGCATCCGTCATCCGAGGATCGTGATATTCTACAACTACGATTTCGAACTGGAGGAGCTGCTGAGCCTGCGGAGGCGGACGGGCATTCCGGTGTACCAGTACAACGGGCATCGTCATGATGATATTCCGAAGGACGGCGATTGGATCTATCTGGTGAACTATGGATCCGGGGCCGCCGGGTGGAACTGCACGCAGACCGATACCATGCTGTTCTATTCGCTCAACTACTCGTATCGGATCATGGAGCAGGCGGCAGGGCGCATCGACAGGATCAACTCGCCGTTCAAGGAACTCAACTATTATATTCTGCGCAGCTTCGCGCCAATCGATTCGGCGATCCTGAGGGCGCTCGCGAACAAGGAGACCTTCAACGAGCGGACGTTCGCCTCGAAGGATAAGGATATTTCCGGGAAGGAGGATTAGGATGACCTATGTGATGGATGGAGGCGATCCCGACAGGATCGACGTCTATGATCTGGCGAGACGAATGAGCCCATGCGACTGCGATTCGGAGGTTCCGATCGCAGTTCAGATCGAGACATCGGGAAGGCCATTGCGTGATTTCTACGGTAATGAGGTCCCTTTCGAACTCGGGACGTATTGCATACGGTGCCAGAAGCGAGGTCTTGTGCGGGTATATTTCGACGATCTGGTTCAGATTCCACCAAGTGCGATGGTTCAGATTCGGTCGATCATGCCGTGCGAGCACTATCATTCGTGGGAGATCACGGCTGCTTTGTGCAGGAAGGGAGAGCGGATGGCCGCATATTCACGTGTCCAACGCCTTCATCTGCTCTATTGTCGGACATGCAGAAGGGTCTATAGGATCCCGTTGGCATACGATCTTGCGGTATTTCGGACATGACGACAAGGCAAAAGTATGCAGGAAGAAAGGCCTTCTGCATATTTTTAGAGCTCAAACCTGCATACTTTTTTAAAAACTATGCAGGTTTGGACCTGCATACTTTTGGTGTAAACTATGCAGGTTTTGCCCAAAAGTATGCAGAAAAACCTGCATACTTTTTTGAGGGTCAATGTGCCCTGAGGCCTTGGAATCATTGGGTTTTCGGGGTGCCTGCATACTTTCGCGCGTTTTCTTTATCTCCTTATTATTTTGAAAAAGAAAAAAAAGTAATAATACAAAGAGAATGCTGGCGAAGAAAACGCGCGACAAAAGTATGCAGCGGCCTGATGACTGCATACTTTTTTAGAAAGGAATGAAACATGTCACATCATGACAAGAACCAGGAAGTCTATATTTACGAACTCAACGAGATCCATCCGTCTCCAGAGCGGGTTGCCATCTTCCTCGAAACGAGCGTCGACGATGTTCTGAAGGCTCTTGGCCATCCAAGAAACCACGGCGTATGCCGAGGCATGCATATTTGCTGGAATGACGCCCGCAACATCAAAGCCTACAAACCGGTCCGCATTATCGAGAAGGATCTTATATTTCCCAGTGTGACCCATATGGCCTTCTATTACGGATGCAAGGATCAGGAGATCTACGATGCGCTCAAGAGATCCGATGGATTCTGGTATGGATGGCATCTCGAGCATGCGGATGCCGTACCGGAACCGACCTATGTCGAGTAGGTTCGCCCTCGCGACAAAATCATCGCGAATAGAGGTAAGAGTGGGGAAGAGTTTGCCTTATTTTCCGAGCAATCCTTTCTACGGGCGGTACCGTTCCCCACTCTTATTTTTCTCTGTCGAAAGGAGAACCATGAGTTTGGAACGCGACTTCCAACGAAAGGTCATCAAGGAGATCGGAAAACGTCTTCCAGGATCGCATGTGCTGAAGAACGATCCCAACTATATTCAGGGAATCCCCGATCTTCTTGTTTTATATAAGGATCGATGGGCCGCTCTTGAGGTCAAGAAGAGTGCTGACGCTAAGCATCAGCCGAATCAGGATGACTACGTGGCACAGATGAATGCCGACTCGTTCGCGGCGTTCATCTATCCCGAGAACGAGGAATATATTCTCGGCAAGCTTCAACAGCACATGACCAAGTCCCATATTTCCACGGAGGTTGCATCATGATGCGTTTCAATGATCATCACAATCTTGAGGGCCTTCATGCCTTCATGGGAGCCAGCAAGCATTCCTGGCTTCGTTACGATGACGATCATATGGCCGATATGTTCCGATCGTCCCTTGCGGCACAACGCGGAACCGAGCTGCATGCCCTTGCGGCTGATCTCAATAAACATCGTGTGGCTCTGCCAAAGACCCATCTGACGTTGAACGACTTTGTCAATGATGGCCTGCACTATCGCATGTCGCCCGAAGTGGTGTTATATTTCTCGCCGAATTGTTTCGGCACCGCGGACCTCATCGGATACGACGACAAGAAGAAGCTGTTGCGCATCTTCGACCTCAAGACCGGAAGCGGCGAAGTCAAGCACTTCGATCAGTTGTATATCTACGCTTCGCTGTTCTGTCTTGAATACAAAGTCAAGCCGATGAACCTTCAGTTCGACCTTCGTCTCTATCAGAACGATCACATCAAGATCGCCACCAACGCCGATCCCAAGTACATCAAACTTGGACCGAACACTGATATTTACGAAGAGGTCAGCCCGGATGAGATCGCCCACATCATGGATCGAATCCAACACTTCGATCAACTGATCAACAAGCTGCGTGCCGAGGAATCGGAGCAGTGGTGATGATATTTTCAGGAAAGGCAACGTCATGGTCGTGTTGATGGAAGACGAGTCCAACTCGTTGTCCCACATCGGCGTCAAGCGCCGTTCCGGAAGGTGGCCGTATGGATCTGGCGAGGACCCTTACCAGCACGAGGACTTCTACAAGCGATATTTGGATCTCAAGAACTCCGGTCTCACCGAGAAAGAGATCGCCGATTCCATGGGGATCACCACGACGAAGCTTCGTGCTCGTAGGACCATTATCTATAACGAGCAGCTTGCCCAGCGCCAGCATCGCGCCTACGAGCTCAAGCAGAAGGGATATTCCAACACCAAGATCGGCGAGATCATGGGTGTGAACGAATCCACTGTTCGATCCCTTCTCAATCCTTCCAGTCGTGCCCGAGCCAATGCGTCAACCATCATCGCCAACAATCTCAAGGAGACTATTGGTAAGGACGGAGCCGTCGACATTGGCAAAGGCGTGGAGCAGTATCTGGGATATTCTCAGGACAAACTCAAGGTTGCCGTGGCCATGCTTGAGGAGGAAGGCTACACCACCCATTATATTTACACCAAGATGGGTGGTCCGAATCACACCACGGTCAAGGTCCTTGCTGCTCCTGGTGTGACTGTTCGAGATCTGGTCAATGACCGAAGTAAGATCAAGAATATCGGTATGTCCCTTGACGAGCCTCACGAAGGTGGCGTTGGAATCAAGAAGCCGGTATCCATCGATTCTAAGCGTCTTGGCGTTGTGTACGCTGAGGACGGAGGAACCGAACGTGATGGCGTCATGCTTATTCGTCCAGGAGCAGCTGATCTCGAACTTGGCGGTTCACATTACGCGCAGGTCCGCATCAACGTTGACAACAGCCATTACCTAAAAGGTATGGCCATGTACGGTGATCCGGATCAGTTCCCGGATGGTGTAGACATCATATTCAACACGAACAAGAAACGGGGAACCCCGATCGAGGGAACCGGCGATAATTCGGTATTGAAGCCACTCAAGCGACTGACCAATCCGGATGGAACGAAAGGCGATGTCGATTGGAGCAATCCATTCGGCGCCACCATAGATCCGATCAAAGGTCAGTATGAGTACGACGATCCAAAGACCGGGAAGAAGAAGCAGTCATTGATCAATAAGGTCAATGATGAAGGCGACTGGGATGACTGGTCGAGAAGCCTTCCTTCCCAGATGCTTTCCAAGCAGGATATTTCTTTGGCCAAACGTCAACTTGGCATTGATCTTGATCGTCGTCAGCGAGACTACGATGAGATCATGGCGTTGGATAATCCAGTGGTCAAGGCCAATCTTCTCAAGTCATTTTCTGATGAGTGCGATTCAGCGGCAATTCATATGAAGGCCGCGGCGATGCCTCGTCAGAGGACTCAGGTTATTTTGCCGATCCCTTCCTTGAAGGACAATGAGATCTATGCTCCGAACTTCAGACCTGGCGAGAAGGTGATTCTTATTCGCTTCCCGCATGGCGGAAAGTTCGAAATTCCTGAGCTCACGGTCAACAATAACAACAAGGAAGCCCGGGCGGCTCTTAGCGGATCCAAGGATTGCGTCGGTATCAATGCCAAGGTGGCCGAACGACTCTCTGGCGCCGATTTTGATGGCGATAACGTTCTGGTTATTCCGAACAACCGAGGCGAGATCAAGACTCGATCCGCTCTTGACGGTCTGAAGAACTTCGATCCCAAGACCGCATATCCTAAGTATGAAGGTATGCGAGTCATGACGAAGCGCGAAAAGGGAAGAGAGATGGGCATCGTCTCTAACCTTATTACGGACATGACCATCAAGGGTGCTCCTTGGGAGGATATCGAGAAGGCGGTCCGCCATTCGATGGTGGTCATCGATGCTGAGAAGCATGAGCTGAACTGGAAACAGTCCGAACGTGACAATCAGATCGATCTTCTCAAGCAGAAGTGGCAGAGTCGAGGAGATGGAAAATATGGTGGAGCATCCACTCTTATTTCCAGATCCAAGTCCACCGAACGCGTTCCAGAACGTAAGCTTCGTTCGGCCAAGGAAGGCGGATGGATCGACCCGGAAACGGGCGAGAAGGTCTACGTCAAAACCGGTCGAGAGAAAGTCGTTCCCGCCAAGAAGGACAAGGACGGAAAGGTTATTTCTTGGAAGAAGGTTCCAGCCGAATCGGTAACGGTGAAGATGGACCTTGCCAAGGATGCCTACAAACTTTCGTCTGGAACGGCGATGGAAGGCGTCTATGCTGACTATGCAAATTCTCTGAAGTCCCTGGCAAACCAAGCCCGAAAATCGTATTTGAATTCTGGTTCGTTCAAGTATGATCCCCAAGCTGCAAAAACATACTCGTCAGAGGTCAGTTCCTTGAAAGCCAAACTCAATACGGCTCTCAAGAACGCCCCTTTGGAACGTAAGGCCGAGCTTCTTTCGGACAGTTTGTACGAAGCCAAGAAGGCGGCTCATCCAGAATATGAAAAGGACGATCTGAAAAAGCTTTCCAACAGGTGCCTTAATGAGGCCCGTATTGCAGTGGGCGCCAAGAAGCAATTGGTCGACATCACTGATAAGGAATGGGAAGCCATTCAGCATAGGGCCGTCAGCAAGAATACCCTTCAGCAGATCCTGCAAAACGCGGATCCTGACAGAGTTAAGCAATTGGCCACTCCGAAACAGGGTGTTGCTATGTCGGCGTCCCTTGTTGCGAGGGCCAAGTCCATGCTCAATCGTGGTTACACACAGGCTGAAGTAGCCGATAGACTTGGCGTATCAATAGATACACTGAAGCGTAATGTGACTACTAAGACTAAGGTGGCAGACAATGGCTAGTACCAAAGACTATCTGCTTACCACGATTGACAACCCATACAACCCATGGACCAATTGGGATCAATGGTATGACTATGATCAGCGTATGGGCTATTGCACATGCTCCTATCTAGCACGCATCATGTCAGTCACTGATGCGATGACTGATGTTGAACTAGATCGTGAGTATGAGTTTGCAATGGACGAGATCATCGAGTACGATGTGATCGGTCAATACGCAAAGATCAAGAAGAATGATCCTACACCAATGGGAAAACTCAACTGAAAAGTACCGATTTCGTTGCGATCTCTCGCTCTTCATTGATAAAACAATATGATTCGAGCCAAGGAGTCATATTGTTTTGATGGAGGGGGGG